GCTCCTAACCAAGTATGGCCATCCTTCTACGCTGGTGCGCGAGATGCGCAACGGGCAGCTAGGTAAGCAGATATATGAGGATGTTAGAGACGGCAAGATACCGAAGGATGAGGCAGTAGCCGCAGTCTCGGTCGCCGATACTCCTCCTCAGCAGCAGGAAGAAACAACGCCTGCGCAGACAGTTTCCAGCGAATCGCCTCCCGCGATGCCTTCAGAAATCAATATTAACCCTCCTCAATCGGAGCAAGCCGTGTCTGCAATGCCACATCAGGAAGTCTTAGGCGCAGCTAATCAAATGGTTGATATTCTCGAGCAACTAATGGCGAGCGCGGCTAGCGCGGGATCTAAGGCAGTGCTAGACGCTGATACCGTTCGTTCTATCGTTAAGGACGTTCTAAAGACTGAAGCGGTCGGAATTCACACGGTAGAGATTAAGACGGGTGATAGCGTCATTGGCAAGGTAGAAGGTAAGACACATATAAAGTTTGAGCATGTGCTCAAGACCGTCTCAACAAGAGTTCAGGGACGTAGGCTACATGTCTGGGCTGTAGGCCCGAGCGGCTCCGGTAAATCGTATTTGGCTTCTCAAGTCGCCAAAGCACTGAGCTTGAACTATTACAGTACCTCGGCCATCCAGTCGAAATATGATCTTATCGGCTTTGTATCTCCGACCGGAGCGGAAGCCACGCTCAGAACTCCATTCCGCAATGCTTTCGAGAATGGCGGATTGTTCGCTTGGGATGATATCGATGCTAGCGACCCTCGTGCGTTTGTGGCGTTCAATGAGGCTTTGTCTAACGGTCGCTTTGCTTTTCCCGACAAGGTAATAGAGCAACATACTGATTTTGTCTGTATGGCTAGTGCTAATACGTGGGGTAGTGGTGCCACGGCTGATTATGTTGGCCGCAACAAGATTGATTCAGCTACTCTCTCGCGATTCGTACGCATCGAGATTGGATACGATGAGCAGCTAGAGCGCGAGATAGTAGGAAATCACGAGTGGGCTACATTCATTCAGCAGATACGTGCAAAGGTACAAAAGGAGGGGGTTAAGATTCTGGTAACTCCGCGCCATACGCTGCAGGGAGTAGCTCTGCTAGAAGCTGGCATGTCACGCACTGATGTAGAGAGTTACACAGTCTTTGCCGGGCTGGACAGTGACACTGTAGCTCGTCTACGCCGTTCTGTCTAAGACATGATGGATGGGCACTAACATGCAGAACGTCATTAATCTAGGACTACATACCTGGCATGATTTTGTCGATACTGCTGCTAAGCGTTTGAGAGAGCCGCAAATATCCGGGTATGGAGCTAGCACTGCAGTACACAGGGGTTATGAATGGGATCTTGGAATTGATCTTGCTAAAGCTGTCAAAATGGCCAAAGAGGGTTGGCCAGAAGGGGTTAAAAACATCTCGGCTCAATTAGACAAGTTACCTCCGGAATCTGAGGTTTTGCCGGAATGGGAAATGTCCGTAGCGGGTGCAATCTGTAATGTACCGGCATTTATTGCTGGTGAACCGGAATGCATGTTCGCTCTTAATGATTGTCGCCGTCACGCTAGACGCATTGCATTAGCGTTGGATGGTGTGTTTGCAGCTGCAGTTAATGCCACGGCGGTTAGGAACTACGCGACAGCTGTAGCTGCTACCGCTAGATATTTGGAAGCTAGCGGCATAGATGTAGCCCTTTACAACGTTAATACAGCAGACATAGTTGCGCCGACCATTTATGGAATCATAATAAAAGACTTAGGGGAGCCGTTGGATGTAGCCAAGGTAGCCTTTGGATTCCATCCTGCATTTTTTAGGCGAATCGGTTTCGCTTGGCGCGAGATCACTCCTGCCGCATGCAGCGCCAAAATATGCGGGCAGAGTGGCGCCCGCTACGGACATTCACTTAAATTGACCAACGAGCTGCTGCAGCCGTTGATTCAAGCTGATACGCCGATTGTTCCACTACGTGGGTTTTACGACAACATTCCGCAGCGTGGATCAGTAAAGCAATACGTGGAAGTAATAAAACAAGATATTGCCGGGGCTATCGCTGCGATGTGATCGCACATATCGAGTGTGACACGAGGGGGGCGGCTTAGTGCCGCCCTTTTTGTTTCTTACATTGGTCTAGCCTTTCGTGTTGCTTTCAACTTTGTAGATGCCGCTATAGCTCTGAATTTCCTTCAATTATTTAGGTGTACGTTTTAGCTATTTTGTGGATACTACAGCTATACGGCATAGCAATATCGCTATTAACCGGAAACAGGAGCTTCCCAAAAATGCTATTACGGAAATTCGATTACACCGTCGATCCGACTGCTCATGTAGTCAGCGCAGGTACGGCTGCGGATACCTTTCTGGCAAAGCAATGTCCTGTACTCGTCGGCGCGTTACGGGAACAGGCGGAACGCACCAGCAGTGCAAAGCTGTACAGCATGAACACGCGTGCGAGGAATGACGCTAAAGCTGGCATCTTGCTGGCGGCGCTGTTCGGATTCAAGAAGGTTTCCGACATTCCCGACGAGTCCGTGCGGCAGCATGTTGCTGAAGCTGGACTGATTATGGCGGTCACTACATCTGAGATTGCTCGCCGCTACCTGAACAACACTCTGGAACCGGAGCTGCACGCTGGCGATGAGGCGTCGAATGAATGGGCGGCAGCCCATGAGGAAGAGAATGGCGGCGACATAGGACCTACGGAGTCACAGCCTGCCGTGGTCAATGGCGCTTCTGACGGGATCGTTTGAGCCGCCATGTTGCTCAGGGAGGCATTTTGCGGAGGGATGGGTAGCACAGATGCTGCCTCCCTCCTGGCTCGTCTAACACTTGGGACGTTCTACTTGCTGGCTCGCTTCCGCAGTTTCTACGATCCAAGCAAGCCTCCTGGCTGCCGTCTCTTTAATCCAGACAGATTCGGTAGCCTGTCTAAAAAGCTCTGCAGCTGCGGATTCTCAAGCAATCTGCGGCTGTGGACTTGGGTAACTGCCTCTGTCGAGGTTTTTGGCGGGCTAGCCCTGATCACTGGATTGCTCACGACAGCTGCCGCTGTCGGTCTACTGATTCTGACGCTACGTGCAACGGTATGCACGGCATGGGCAAAGATCAGCGAACAGAATCCGGTAGACGGGATTGATTGCGTAGCCTGCTACTTGTGGCGAGTCGAGGGAGTCTACATAGCACTGGCCCTTGTAATTCTGATGTTAGGGCCAGGTAGATTCTCAATTGATTGGTTGCTGTGGGGAGTGCCTTAGGGGAAGGGAAGAGAAGAGGGAACAGGGGGCTAGGGTAGAGACTACGTGCAGGATCTTAACCTTAGCCCCCTATGGAACATCACGCAGATCCTTTCATGATGTATTCACGGAAAATCCATAGGGCTATTTCCTTCTTCTCATCCTCTGAGAGCTGCATACCACCGCTTGTAAATCTAGTCATAGCTATAGGCGTACTCAAGTTGCCTCCCGCAGGAGCGCTGTTATCTACCTTATCGACCATGTATTGCCCAATCCACGCATACAGCTGGTATGGCTGTATTTCGAGCTCGCGTTTAATACGTTCGTATGCCTCCCGTCGATCTTTAGCCGACAGTATTTCTTCAGCCTTAGCCAATTTGGTTTTGTCATCCCATGACTTTCTCCTATCCTGAGACGCATTAGCCATGCATAGTACCTCGTTGTCGCCCTCTGGCGACGCTATGTTAAATAGCTCTGAAAAGACCGTAGCCGATATTATTGCTATTGTCAACTACGCGATCGGCAAGCTACGTAGATCCTGGAATATTACAGATTTAGAGAGAGATGATCTACAGCAAGACGGATACATAGCCGCAATAGCCGCTAATAAGACCTATGATCCACGACTATCGGCCTGGAGCACGTGGATACTCAAAAGGGTAAATGGGCAGCTCAAAACCTCTCTAGCTCGGTTACGCAGTTGCGGCATTACGGGCAGTCGCTTACGGACGTTACAAATGAACGAGATCCGTCAGCCGCGCATTGACTCTATTTCTTCTTCTTACATGACTTGGGACAGGGATGACGAGGAGTCTGATCACGAATTTGAAATAGCGGACGAGAGCCAAGTAACAGACGAGGCTGCTGACACTACCTCGATTATGGAAGCACTGGGTAACTGTGTATCTGAGCGTAGCCGCCAGGTACTAACCCTCTACTACGGACTAGACGGAAGTCCGTCCCTGACGACTGTACAGCTAGCCGAACGTCTGGGGTTTTCCAAAAAACATGCCTTTGCTCTGCTGCAGCGTGCCCAGAACGAGGCGCGTGCCTGCCTGGCTCATTAGAGCCGGGCGAGCTAGCTACTGGTAGGTGTATAAAAATAGCTATCTACAGATACTAACAATAGGAGACCTGAAAAACATAGCAATCAAACCCTGTTAGGAGATGTCCATGGCCACTGCCAAGCGTATCAAGTCCGATCCTCTGCCTCCCCCGCCCGATAAAATACAACTAACTCTGAGCTTGCCAGAAGCCAATACGCTTAAGGCACTGACAGGGAGTGTCATCGGCGGCATGGATACACCACGCAAGCATACGGATGCAATTTACGATGCCCTACATCAGGCTGGCGTTGACGAATTGTTCCATCTCGTTGTGCGCAACATAGAATTTGTGCCTAACGCTTTGGATAAAGTCGAGTCTAATGATTGAGAGGCATGAGCTTTGGGATGAGCTCGAAGCGTTTGATCCCAAATGGCAGCAGCACTATGCCACCACGGAAACAGCAGCAGCAGCAGCTGGCGTATGTGCTCAATGGCATGACTACTGCCGTACACGTAGGCAGACAATGGCCTGCAATCCTAGACAAGTCGCTGATGTAGCCGGAACGATTCGACGAGAGCAGGAAGCAGCTGCCTCCAGCAGTCTCCCCTATCGACTAGACACAATCGGGACAGTGAAGGAGATAGCGGAATGAGTCAGAAATGGGAACCAACGCCTAGAGCTAGCAAGACTCCTACTCTGCGGCCATTCGACGGCGAGATAGTCGAGTTGCCTGATGCAGACGTAGAGTTTTTCCGGGCTGTCTACGAAATATATACTCCATTCTCTACTCGGTACATAAAGCTCAACCCTCATTCTCAACGGTATGTGCTGCCTATTCTGTCGCCCGAGGGAAAGCTGAGAGGACATGTGCTTAGACAGCCATGGAAGGGAGCGCCGCAGAAACGTCTGCTGTTCTACCCGAAGGCAGACACGTACATGTCTACTTTCGAGCCGGTGCAGAGCTTCTACGGAGGATGGGATGCGCCGCTCATAATGGTTGAGGATCAGCTGTCTGCAATAAAGCTATACGCCCTTGGCTATCGGTCCGTTGCTGTTCTAGGAACTCCCTACGCTAATGATCCTTTCGGATTCCAGCAGGGAGACAGAGTTGCAGAGCTCGCCAGAGAGGCAGGTGACAAGGGGCTGATAGTTGCATTAGACAGCGATGCCACTGAATCGGCTTTCATGTTCGCCAAGAAATGGGGCTATGCCTTCAAGAAGATCCGCGTAGCCATCCTGGACAAGGATTTGAAGGATACGCCGGCCGGCGAGTTTGGGAGGGTGCTCAATGTTTGAGGTTAGGTCGCAATGTATACACGAGCCGCAAAGCCCCGGCTGCTATTACGTAGAAACCAAGCGGACGGAGCGTAAAGACGCTGAGCAGGACGCAGACCTACTCAAGCTGTTCGGCAAGAAAGCTTGGATTACCGAAGTAGATGAATGATGCAAAGCTTATAGCTTCTGCCATTGCTAGCAGAGAGGCATACGAGACGGTAGCGCCGCATCTGGCAGAAACAGAGTTCAGCCCGCCTGCACAATTCTGGTGGAAGCTGATAGGGGAATACTATGCGAGAGATAGGAATACTAATAGGGTCGATCTGGATGCTCTCCATACTTTGGGGAGCACTCGCGTGGCTAACAACCCCAAGACACGCGAGTTGGTCAACGGTTTTATTCGTGACCTTCCTAATGGTGTCAGCCCTGCTAATGTTGCCCAAGTGGCACTCGAGCAAAAGCGTCACTCGATCGGAATGGAGCTCGCAGCAGCCATTGCCGCAGGAGACCAAAAGAAGCAAGCAAAGCTCCTGCCTGTCTACCACGAGCTTGCACAGGCAACCTCATTAACCTCACGGAGGCAGGTAAAGTATGAAAGAGCTACTAGCGTGGATGATTTGTTTAGCAAGGTGGGGGCTGGAAATAGGATTCCCCTTGCGCCTAGTCGGCTCAATTCCCGCATTAACGGAGGAGCGCTCCCTGGTCACCATATCCTCGTCTTCGGTAGACCGGAGGTAGGTAAGTCCGCTTTCGCTATCAACTTCGCGGCTGGCATGGCTGTAGCTCAGAACCAGCGGACATTGGTAGTTGAGAACGAGGACCAGATAGACATCACCAAAGCGAGAGGTGTTTCGAGAGTTACGGGCCTAACAGCGGAGGAGATTGAGGCTGATGTCGCAAAGGCAATTGCCTTATACAAGGACCGCGGAGGGGAGGAACGCCTACAATTTGTGCAGATGTATCACGGCGGTCCTGATGATCTCATCCCTGTCATTGAGGAGTTTGAGCCGGCAGCTATTGTGCTTAATCAGATTCGTAATCTGGCAGGTGCGGCTGATGGCATGGTGCAGAGGCTTGAAGAGAACGGGCAAAGGTTTCGAGAGCTGCTGATTAAGTACAGGCTAGTAGGGCTGTCTGTTACGCAGGCTGGCGGATCTGCTCATAACAAGGCTTGGCTAGACGAGATGGACTTAGACAGCAGCAAGACCGGTCTAACGGGTACTACTGATTTGCAGCTAGGTCTAGGGGCTGACGCTGCCATGCTGAGTAAGGGGCAGCGCGCGCTGTCTATCATCAAGAACAAGCTTTCATCAGCTCCTAACTCGAAAGAGGGGCTGTTACTAGAAATCGACCCAAGTAGGAGCAAGTTGACATGAATGCTACAAAGCAATGTGCTGCAGAGACATTCGATATCACTGGTTTGACCAGGGATCAGTTCCTAGCTATTTCCCATGCGTTAGGATCAGCATACGGAAACATCGCTTTCGATCTGTATTCGAAGATATGGCCACAGCTGGCGTCTAGCCACTCAGACTACCTTGAAGAAGTGCGCAAGCGATTTCCTATTGAGCGTGACGGCAAGCAAGTGGAGCTGACTTGATGACTCTTGACAAAGCGAAGCAAATCATTCTGGAGATAGCTGCAGCCCGCAGGAAGTGGGGTAAGCAGGCGAATCCTCCATACAAGTTGGATGTAATTATGGATGCGCTCGTAGCCATCTCTCCGGAGCTGTCTAAGAGCTGTCCGGAGCAGCTTATTTCGGCTGAGGAGCTCACCAAGCTGCGAAGGCAGTACGCTGCCTGCCAGAACCGTGAGAAGGCCCGAAACGGTAACGGAGCTGGCTCTATGGGAGACCAGTAAATGGTCTGGCTTCGATTCTTTGCCATACAGCTCATAATGCTGACGGCTACTGTGTTGGGCTGGCTGATCCTGATTCCGTTCTGCCTGGCACATGCATGGACCGGCTCGTGGGCCGACGAATCTATTAAGGACAAGCGGCCTATAGACCGGTGGGCGTGGCCACCGCTGAACTACGTCTACGGCAATCCAGAGGACGGAGTATCCGGACAGCAAGCCCTAATCCATGGAGATCAGCCGTACATGCCTAACGCCTGGGCTCCCTGGAGAGCCTACCTGTGGAGCGGCTGGCGTAACTCTGCCGATAACCTGAAGTACGTCTTTGCCTGCTCAAGCTGTCCGCTCAAGACGTTCACGCTGTTTGGTAGGCCAGGGAAGATAGGCTGGCAGGAAGAGAACGGCTACAAAGTTCCGGTTATTGGAAGCTGAAGTCATGACCAAGGAACAGAAAACCTGTCGCGGACACATGAGCGAACTGCATCGCCTTGCTTGTCCTATCTGCAACCCAGAGAAATCGACATGTACAACGCCCCTACCGACCGACACGACCCAAGATACTGGCCGAGTCAAGACTACACCTGAAGCGCTCACCTCAAATGAGCAGGTCTATCGCGACGCGCTTGTCGCCATCCGGGATAGACTCCAATTGCGGCGTAAAAGTCACGAAGACACTCAACGCGACAATGACTACGCATACCAGAACGCGAATGAAGCGCTGTTCGCAACAGGGGCGGGATTCGCCCGAGTCTCTGACGAGACGGCATGTCGTCATGATTGGGTATGCCTGGTCGGTGGTATCCGCTGTACCCAGTGCGGCGAGCAGATAGCTGCGCGAGAAGTGGAAACGGCGGAATCTAGGGACTATGCGGCCGTTCGGGACGCCCACGACAAGACCACCCTAGAGTTGGGGCGCTACAAGAAGGCGCTCTACACCGCTAACGGCTTTCTGATCCAGCTCGGCCGGGAACCGGTCAAGCTCGACTACTCATCCGTGGAAACGACTGCACCACCAGTGAGCGCACCTGAGAAAGCCTGTGACCACTACTGGCACACAGACGGCTACTGCGTGAAGTGCGAAATGCCACAACAGAAAGCCTCTGGAGAGCAGAAATGATCTACTACAAAGCGGGGATCTGTTACCGCTGGAGACCAGAGAATGACGACCGAAGCACAGATCGAACAAGAGATCCAAGCCAAGGGCCTGAACGCCCCTCGCCTCACGCCTGCCCTGATCGACGCCGCCATCGCCAAAGAGCAGTACCACGTTTTCGAGGGCTCCTGCCTCACCGTGTGCTGCCTGACGCTGCAGAACGGTTTCACGGTTGTGGGTGAGTCGGCCTGCGCGAGCCCGGCGAACTTCAACGCCGAGCTTGGCCAGAAGATCGCCCGCGAGAAGGCGCGGGACAAGATCTGGGCGCTGGAGGGTTATCTGCTCAAAGAGAGGCTGTCTGGCCGTGTCTGAAACGCTGTCATCGGAGGAGAGCCTCGAAGTGGCCGACTTGATTGCAAGAATCGATCGCCAACACCCAGACCGGCCGATGGTCGATCTCTATTCGTTGGGCGACGAGATGACTCTGACGATCGAGGAGGCTCGCGGCCTCCGTGATTGGCTCAACAAGGTGTTGCCATGACAGACACTCACCCGACCGAGAATCTGCACCGCTGTCCAGACTGCAAGAATCAGTTTGTCCAGCCATTCGTCTGCACCACCTGCGGCGCGCAGAAGCTGTACGACGAGACTGTGAGGCAACAGGCCCTAGAGATCGAACGCCTGCGCAATCACATCTTCAACGGCCAAGGGCTCATGCAGTACTACCTCGATCACTACGGTTCGACAGACGCGCAGTCGCACGAGGCACGGGTCTGGCTTGCAACCAAGATTGGAGATGCGACGTGACCAAGGAAAACCGCCTCACTCTCGACACTGACAGTCGGGTGTTCTTTTACGAGCAAGACCATTACTACCTGTCGAACTTCTCGGCGTTCTGTATCCATTGGCGCGGGTACGCGTTTTTTACCTCGGAGCATGCCTATCACTGGGCTCGCTTTGATCTGCCGGAGGGGCGCGGTCTGCTGCTGCAGGATTGCGTGCAGCGCGCACCCTCCGCTCACGCGGCGTTCCAATTCGCCCAAGCCGAGAAGCATAAGCAGCGTTCCGACTGGGATCTGATCAAGGTCCCGACGATGAAAGAGATTCTGCTCGCGAAGGTCGAACAGCACGAGTATGTGAAGCGAAAGCTTCTCCAGTCGGCCGGGCGCGAGTTGGTTGAGAACTCCTGGCGCGACGCCTTCTGGGGTTGGGGTCCGAATCGGGACGGAAGGAACGAGTTGGGCAAGCTCTGGATGGAGATTCGCACAGAGCTTCTAAACAGGAGCGATGCACAGTGACCTCAAACCAGCAGTTATCCGAAAGGCTGAACGCATTCGTTCGCAACATATGGTTCAGCCTCAGCCAATCGGAAAGGGAACTCCTGCAGGAGGCAGTGGCAGCCCTCAAGCGTTCTAATGGTGAAGCGTGTCCCACGTGCGCAAAGCTACGCGCCGAACTGGCTGATCCTCCTCCCGATGTGCAGGAGTTGGTCTTGCGTAAGCAAGGACTCTGGCCGCCAGCATCACCTGTCGAGACGAAAACACGTCACCTGCCACAGCACGAACAGTATTCGGTGCCGACAGTCGAGCGCATTCGGGAGGCGCACAGTCAGGTCCCCACCGGCTGGTGGCAGTCACCCGGCAAAGTCAGCCCGGGACATCCGGTCTACGCCCAAGGCAACGACCCCTGCTATCTCTGTGTGCTTCTCGCGGAAATTGATCGGCTGCGTGCTGACTTGGAACGGCTCTCTATCGGTAGTCGTGGCAACGTCTGGGAAGAGGTTCGGGCGCTGCGATCAGCCCTGGACCGCATCCGGGGGTTTCGTTGCTCGTCGTTCCGAAGTTACAAGGAGGACTTAGACGATATACGGGCGATCGCCCGAGAAGCGCTGTCAGATGTACGACAAGGCGAGACGTCCGGCGAGGAAGACGCGACGAAGCTACGTAGGCTCCTGGCCTTCTGCTACAGCAGCCACCGCCTGTATCTCGATGACGGGGAGATGCAGGACAACAGCGTACAGCCGTTCATTGACTGGAAACGGGACTCCGTGGATGAGATCGTTCGCAAGATTCATGAACGCGGGCTCGCGCAGATCATGCGATCTGTGGAAACGACTTCGGTTCCTGCCGCGCATCGCGCCGGGACTGAACCGCTGTCACGTTTGGCTGGCGATATCGAGTGGTGCCTTACCAAGATAAATCCCGATACAGATGTCTATGCCACGCTACATCGGGTACAGACGGCGTTGAGAGGCGCAGTAGTGGAAACGACTGCGACTGTGGAGGATCGGGTTACCACCGAGGATATCAAAGTGGGCGCAACTGTCTTCAAGGCTGGCTGCCAGGTGCAAACCGTGCTCTCGCGTATCTACAGGGGGCTCAATCCGATGGAGAGAGCCGCTGAGAAAGCCAGAGGTGACGAATGATCCTCGCAAAGCTCGGCGATGTCGTGAAGGTGAACGTCACACAACCGATTCCGCAGACATACGCGCTGACACTCGCTACACCCGAGTCCGTCGCCTACGCCAACGAGCTATTGAACGATCCGGACAAAAGTGGCTGGTGGCTCGATAGCGGATCAGAGAACGGGAGAGATGAGCATGGCTGATTTGCCACTGATCGCAGCCATCAAAGCCGAAGGCATCCGCAAGGAGCTGTTTGACCGTTGTCGTCAGTCTCTCTATGGCGCGCAACGTGCCTCGGAAGAGGCAGCCAAGGATTCCTTTAAGAAGTTCACCTTGGAGTTGGCGAAGGCGCGGGCATTTCTGGACGAGGCTGACCTGATCCACGCCGAACTGCAGAAATGCTCATCCGAGAGCGAGTCAGCGCTATGAATTTCAGACTCGTTTGCCAGGCGCGTGAAAACCATCCGCACGGTGTCTACAGCGGCACGGATCGAAAGTACGTGCTGCAGTGCCGTCAGTCCGATCAAGAGCGCTGGCAGACAGTGCCGATCGCGGACTGGGATGAACTGCCAAGGCAGGAACAAGACGACATAGCGAGTGACCTGAGAAGCGCACTGGGCAAGGCAGGTGACGTATGAAACGGGCCCGTAGCTCAAAGGCAGAGCAGAGGAACTTCAAGTCCAAAGACGTGGGTTCGAATCCCACCGGGCTCTCCGAATTCGAGGCCGTGGTGGTGCTGCGGGTCCGTCAACTTGGAGCCGATGCGAGCGATGCAGCAAACAGAATAGAGGCAAGCCTCAAAAGTGCGTTATGTGGAAAGCTTTTATTCCCGTCGAGGGAATCCCGTTCCGGTTTTTGGACCGATGCCTGCGCGACTCGCGTTCAGGCTCAGGGTCATACTGGCCAGGTGACCACGGTGTTGATGACAAAGGAGATCAGGGAAATGAGGTGAATTCCATGCTAGAGACCCTCCTGACAACCCTGAAGCGGATCGTGTTGTTTCCTTTCGTTCCTACTCAAGAGGTTGTCATGAACAAATGTCTGTTTTTGAAGGTCAAGTTGAAATCGCTCATGGCCGAGGCGCGGATTATCCGCAAGGAGGAGCGGAAGCTCCTGCCCCCTCCGTTACCAAGGCCGCCAAAACAGGGATGTCCATCCGAGGAGTTGGTCCAGTATCACCTTGATAAGGCAACGGCCCGGGCCAGGCGAGCGGCCTGGAAGTACGATCATGAAAAGCGCGAAGCGCTCTACTTCCACCGCATCCGTGATGTCCGGGATGAGGCGCGGGCCACTCTCCTGGCCTATGGCTTCCTACGAGGACGTAAGTACCGCCAGATGGAAGCGCGCACGCGGGGCTTGGGCGAACCGACCTGGGGCCGGGTGATGAAGATGGTGGAGAAGTACGGTGGGAAGAGCCCGGAAGAAGCCTTCAAGGCGATCGAGGCCTGGAAGAAGGTCAAGTAAAGCCGGAGATATCTCACGGCCAGGAAGGCCGTGAGATATGGTGGTTGCGGGGGCACCCCCGCCAGACGGACGGTCCGGGTACTTGTCCGATGTCAGTCTACCGCAGACTTTACCCGGCGCAAGAGGGCGCCTTCTCCTCTTTCTCGGCTCCCACGAGGACCTCCCGTTCGATCTCGGCATCGATCTCGGCCACGAGCTGGCGGATCATCTTTCTGGGCGGGATAGTCCACAGGCCCACCACCAGTAGGCTCCTGGCTTTGAACAATAGCTCTCGCTTCTTGTCCTTCGACAGCTCTCCCAGGATCTCTATCTTGCTTTTCACCGGGACTGGGGGTTTCTCCGTTTCCCCCGCTGCCCGAAAGCGTTTGGGCCGTCCCAAGGCTCGCTAATGCTTGCCGTGCCGGATCGCCCGAGCGCGTTCCAGCTGTCGCAGCCGCTTGCGCTCCTGGCGTTCGTAATGGTCCATGTTCAGCTCCTTGCCGGCCTTCCTCGCGAGGATCAAGGCGGCCCCCAGAGGAACCAGCCTGTCTTCGTCCCATTGATAGACTGCCGAGCGATGTCGCGCCCCTTCTAATGCCTTGATGACCCCGGGGCGCCCATTGAAGATCTTCAAGGCTTCTCGCATATACATATGGATCACCATCTTACCTGATCTAGAAATTTTGCAAACTGACGTTTGACATGTTGTCTATGTATCTGTACATTCTCACCAACGCGGCTGAGTCGGAAAGGTTCCCCTTTAGGCCTCATGGCCTACCGGAAACCAACTTCAGTTAGCCCCTGCGAAGCGCTTTCGACCCCAATCCTAGGCACACCGAAGTCGGCTTGGAGTTACGCTCCAGCCGAACCAGAGGTGAGCTGGCTCTTGTGGGAGGACCAGTAGCAGATGGAGGGACTAGGAGTCCTCCCAGCCGCGTCCTTTGAGTGGTCATCATTTTTTAGGAGGGTCAAGATGTCAACTGAGTCGGCGGCCGTGCAGTTGGTGGATTCCGCCTTCGCCCATGAGCAGGGGCCCGCAAAAGCCTATTCCTGCCTGTATGAGTGCGGGGCCTTGGTCGCACAGCCGGGCTATGCCTGCGAGGCCTGCGCTGAAGCTGCGCTGCCCTTTGAGCTGCAAAAGCGCGAAGGGGATCACGTCTTTCTCAGCCGAGAACGCCTGGTCAAGGCGGGGTCTTATAAGGGGCAAGAACGTCGAATTCTTCTACGGCCCAGGAATCAGGAAGAAAAGAACGATCTCAAGAAAGCCTCCATCGCGCTCCTGGCGGCAGCCAAACATATCAACGCCAATTTTTCCTTCGCTACCTCCGCCGAGGGTCGGGATTTTTGGGAAGCCATAGTTCATATGCTCTGGGAGAAGGCTGGCGAGATGGAAGAGGCCCTGAAGAAGAAACCATAGCCATGCCGCAGCTCTATCCTTGTGTGACCTGCGGTCAGCAGTTGAACCTCCTTGAGGGACTCAACTGCCAACGTTGTGCCGCCCAAGAAAATACCCAGCAGGCTGCGAATATACCACTGGGGGATGAGTCTTTGGCGGCGCTCCGGAAGAAGAGGGCCCTGGCTTTGGCAACTGATCTCGCCACGGCGTTTCCTTGGGTCAGTACGAAGCAAGGCACTTACTATTGGGGGGAAGTTTTTTCCCATTTGATGTCGTTGTCGCAAGGGGAGGGATGGGAATGACCGCTGCAGAAGAGGCCCTGAGAAAAGGGGTGTTGGACAAACTTGAGATCTTACGTCACGCCATGGAACGCCAAGGCTATCTGCACCCCATGGCGATCGTAGAGAACTGCGATGGTCAAACAGCTCTAATGGTATTCCCCGATGGGCCACCCCGGACGGAAGCACTCATTGCCTTGTGCCGGAGCCATCAATGCTCCCGCCTTTATGTGGCCGGAGAGATGTGGAAAGTGCGTCGTGCTGGCCTCAAGGAGGCCCTCAAGGCGGTTCCCTCCAAGTGCGAGGATCGTGAGGAAATCATCGGCGTACAGGCGATCGATCGACATTCGTCCATTGTGGTATGCGCCTCCTTGACCATTGACCGCCGTGGAGATGGCTCCCCGTTTTTCCCAAGGGAGCCGGAACTTTTGTTTTCCCCGAAAGGGGCTTTTTTTGGCTCCATGCCAACGCATGAGCAGCTCTGGGGTGATGAAAAAGTCCATTCAATACCAAAAGCGAGGGTTAATTGATGAGCATAAGCAATTATATCTGCGCAGTGGAGCGCTGTGGCAACAAGCTCTCTGGTCGCGCTCGAACCAACATCTGCCCGAGGTGCCAGGCCGTGGCCCGCTACTGGCGCAATCCCGAGCGCGGGCTCGATGCCATCCTGACACGCCAGATCAAGTTGGATCTGTGGCAAGCCCGTATGATTTATCTAGGAGGTGTAGACAAGTCCTATGCAAAAGCCCGAAAAGTCATTAGTGCCTCTCGGTCCGCGTGAAAAAGAGATTCTCGCGCATATCAAGGCTGGCAAGAACGTGAAGGAGATCGCCGAGGCCATGGGGATCATGACCAAGAGCGTGCCGGCATATGCTTCCATGCTCCGCGCAAAGGGATACTTGCCGCCTATTCCGCCGAAGGACGGAAGGCGCAGGCGTACGGAACCTCCGGTGACTCGTGAGGAGGTGGAGAAAGAGAAACTTGAAAAGGTGCGGGCGAAGGAATCCACGGGGCTTGCGATCCAGCAGGTGGAATCGCGAATGCCCGCTGAGCCGCCTCCGGCCGCTATCGCGGATGTGGAAACCCATAATCGCCGCAGGCGGCGTGGCAGTGGCGACGGCGACTATCGCTCGTCGAAGGTATCCATCACGACGCGTGTATTGGCAGAAGAATTGGATAAGTCAATCCAACAGTACATTGCTGAAGGGGGGCGCCTGGAAAAGTGGCACCGCTGGGCGATCGTGCTGTGCGGATCGATCCTTGAGTGAAAGCAGTTGAACTTATTGTACAGCCCGCTGTACTCTAACATTGTAGGAAGGAGGAGATATGGCTCTCACACGAGCCCAGATCGATGTATTACGGTATGCCCTGGCTGACTCAGTCTACGAAGCCGATGGCATCACCTTACATGCCTGGATGCCTTTCAAGGGCGCGCCGGGCCGTGCTGTTATCAAGGCGCTGAAACGAAAGGGATTCCTGGGGGAGAATGGTCGCGCCACTGAGGCCGGGCGGGGGGCGCTGCTTACCTCTCCCGAGGCCTCCTCAGAGAGGAGGTCCGATGATGCGCTTTGAGGTGCAAAAGGTTACTCCTGAGCAGGCTGAGAAGTGGCTGACCCGCAATGAGGGTAATCGAAAGCTACGCGAGGCGCGAGCCGCTGGGCTATCCAGAGCGATCCTGGCCGGCAAATGGAGTCTGACCCATCAGGCTATTGCCTTTTCCAAACGGGGCCGGCTTCTGGATGGGCAGCATCGCCTGCGTGCCATCGTGCTCGCCAGACAGCCCGTTGAGGTGGTGGTGGCCTATGACGTGCCTGATGAGGCCTTCGCCTATATGGATGCGGGTCTCCCCCGGCAAATGTATGAGCGTTTGCGCAAAGACAAACGGCATACCGCCATCTGCTCCACGGTCTTTCGCCTCCTACAGAGCAACCGCGTACCCCAGGAGCACGAAGCGGAGCTGCTCATGGAAACCTTTGGCCCCGCGATGCTGAAGATGGACCAGATCACGCGTCCCACGACGGCTCGCAATGTGATCAAGGCGGCCCCCTATGAAGGGGCGATCATGCTGCGGATCAAGGAAGCGATGATGGACAGCGATGAGGACCGGGTCCAGAAAATCAACTTCCACATGGAAAAGCTGCGCAAGGGAGAGATTTCGCTCCTGCCGCCGATCCTACAATCCTTTTACCGCCAGACCGCTGAAGGGGTGAAGAATCCTGAGATCGGCGTCTCACCCGTGACAGACAAATTTGTGCGTACATGGATCGCTTTTGATCCAGCCAAGGAGGATACTTCGCGCCTTCAGGTGAGCGACCATCGTACCGCCACACTGGAAGCGCAGGCCGTATTTCACGAAGCCACCCAGGGGATCTTTGATGACTGATTACGAAGGTATCTTCATGAAGGCAGCCGAGCAGGCCCGTGAGGGACTGGGGAAGGTGGAGCTGTTGATCCCTTTTCTCGCGATGTCGATGCTGCAGGCGGTAGCTCACTTCCAGAAAACCGGTGATCCGGTGGGGGAGCAGTTGTTAGGTGGGCTCTACCATATCCTCCAAAAGGAAGTTATACAGCCTGGGAGCCTATGCTTGGAATGTACCACTCGACGGATGAAGGGGAGGCAGAGCGCTGCGTTCGAGATCACGGTCACAGCGATCGCGATCGCGATCGGTAACTACTTCGGTCATTCTGGCGACTGTCAGAAAGCCTTCCGGCAAATGCAGGATCGGATGGATCGAGAGGCGGTAGATCCAGCAAAAACGCGCGATGCGGCACAGCGCTTTGGACAACAGCTGTGCGCGCTCATGAGTAGTAAGTTCGGCATGCAGCAGGGTTGAAAAAACAATGGCGGATGTAACCGTTTCAGAAGGCGTAGTGGAAGAATTCGGCGAGTCGCAAAAGAGGAAGCCGAAAGTCAAGATCGGGGGGCAGTGGTATTTCCTGGGAAACACCCGCCTGGACGGGGTGGCGACCGGCGATAAGCTTTCGTTCGAATGGTCCACCTTCAAGACCGACGATATGCGCTATCCCATCAAGGTGCTGGAGGGGTGGGGGTTTGTCGCCAAGCAGGAAGCCAGATCCGCGCCGCCGCCCCCTCCTCCCAGTTATCCCCCACAGCAGGGAGGAGGGGGAAATTGGCAAGCGGGCTACCCGCAGGCGCCCCCACCACCGGGCTATCCACAGCAGCAGCCAGCATACGTCCCGGCATCCCCACCAGCGCAGCCACCCCCGACTCCTGCGTATGACAGTGATCAGCTGCGGCTGATCAGTAACTTCATGGCGGCGGTCGCGCCCAAGCTCGATAGGCCCGCCCAGGTCGGGGAGTGGTTCCGCGCCATCTCCTGCGCGGTGCGTGGACAGGAATATTTTGAGGAAAGGGTGCCTTACTCATCACGATGATCGTCCTTCCGGGGGAGCAAGGGGTGATCGATTTTCTCTTTGTGTGTAGCCAGAACTACCAGCGTAGCCCCACGGCCGAGCACGTGGCGCGTGCGCTTGGCTACCTGGCGGATAGCGCAGGCTCGGATCGCCCCTGTGCAGGGCGGCCACTGACGCCAGCGGCAATAGCGCGAGCCGATCGGATTGTATGCATGGAGGAATGCCATGCGCAGGCTGTCGCAAGAATGGTTCCTGCCCGCGCTCAGGATATCGAGGTGTGGCACATCTCAGATGAGTACGAATACTGCGCGCCGGAACTGATCCGGCTCATCCAAGAGCGTCTAGGAGCAAAAGATGTGGGTTGAAAGAAGTCCGCGCCGGTTTGATTTCTGTGGCTGCCCTCCGTGTGGCCTGTGCTATGTCTGGGTGGATGAGGCCCCGCCTGATGCCGTGACCACGAAAAAACCGACCTTCGAGGAGCAGATGATCGCGCTCTATGGCGCGGACAAGCCCCGCCCTGCCACTCCCGAGGAGTATGAATTGGCTCATGCGTATCGAGCCAAGGCGCGCAAGGAGTTCGATGACAAGATCGATGCCATGATGCGCAAGCAGGATGAGGAACAAGGGTGGCAACGCTTCCTCGCCCAGAAGCCAAGGAAGGTTACGGTGTACAAACCTCTGAATGCGGTCACGTTGGATTCCATCGGAGGCGAGGAGTTGGAGCGACGGATCGCAGCCGAGCAGGGAAAGAAGCAAGAACAGAAAGTTGAGCAGCAGCAAGCATCCAGGCCTTTTCCTGCCCAGCAGACTATGCAGAGACAAATGCAGAGCGTCGCGATCGGAGTCTTGGGTGGCGGGGCTTCCCCTGCCTGTGGAACGACGCGCTATGACTATCAGAGCGACAGGATGCAGGTGTGGGATGGATACCGGTGGGTCCCGCAGTACTGAAATAAGTTGATTCGTGTACAGATACCTGTACACTTTGCGCGCGCGGATTGTTATTTCTTTATAGGAGGAAATGCACTTGTCAGAAACACTACAGAACGTCGGCCGCAAGCTGGTGGCGGACGTGGAGCGTACTGGCGATAAGATCATCATCCCAAGCGGGGTGACAATCGATCAGGTCATCGACCTGCTCAATCGCCGCAAGAAGTTCGAGGAAGAAGAGACCGTCATCCGCCGCACTTTTCCGGTGTTCCCGCTGGATGGTGCCGTGGCGCTCGATCGCGCGCTGAACTCTCTTTACGGCTGGGCCCCGGCGATCGCAACGCCCGGCTTCTTCACCAGTAACCCACCGCAGCTCATTCAGGTGAACGTGGGTCCCAATGAGGTGAAGTCTGTCCCCTGGGGACGCTTCAAGCTGCCCAATGTCGAGGGCCACGTGGATACCTCGATCGATCGCGGCGACAGCGGCTGCCTCGTATTTCAGGTCGTGGCGACCGTGAAGCGCAAGAATGAGCCCGAGATCAACAAGCTCTTCGAGGTGATCGGCCAGGAGATCAAGGCGCACAGCATCTACCGGGGGAAGGCGATCAAGATCCGCTTCCGCGACGATGAGGGTGAGCCGCTGCCCATGCCGAAGCCTGTCTTCTTGGATACTTCGTACATCAGAGAGGACCAGCTGGTGTATTCCCGCCATGTGATGGATGCGGTGAACACCAATCTCTTTACGCCGATCCGGCGTGCCGCCGACTGCATCCGCAATAAGATCCAGTTGAAACGCGGTGTGATCCTGGGTGGTGTGTATGGCACCGGCAAGACCCTCGCGGCAGCAGTCGCGAGTAAGATCGCGGTCGAGACCGGCATCACGTACGTCTATGCGGAACGCGCCGATGAACTCAAGGACGCCTTGGAATTTGCCAAACAGTATCAGTCGCCGGCTTCCGTGGTGTTCGTTGAGGATATCGACCGGGACATCACTGGCGAGCGCACCCATGAGATGGATGCCGTCCTCAATACCATCGATGGGGTGGACGGCAAGCACCATAACATCATCGTGGTGCTCACCACGAACGCCCTGGATAAGGTCCACAAGGCCATGCTTCGCCCTGGGCGCTTGGATGCGGTGATCAATATCACTCCTCCGGATGCAGAGGCCGTTGCTCGCCTCATCGTCAATTACGGTGGTGGCTTGATCCGCAAGGATGCCAACCTGACTGAGGTGGGTAAGGTTCTGGATGGCCAGATCCCTGCCGTGATCGCGGAAGTGGTGAAACGAGCCAAGCTCTCGCAGTTGGCGATCCAGCCAGAGGGCACCGAACTGAACGAGATTACCCCAACGGCCCTTCTGGAGGCGGCGCACACCATGGCGATGCAGATCGATCTGCTGCGCGGTGAGCAGCCTCGCAAGGATCACTCCTCGCTGGAGGAACGCATCATCAAGGTCATTCAGGATGGGCTGTCGGAGACGGGCACGGTCACCGAGGAGACCCAGGGTCGTTTGCGCAAGCTCGACAAGGACATTCGCCAACGGCTGGAGATGTAAAGACACTCCTGGGGATTAGCTTTATTCGAGTGTCGCACTGGACCGCCCGGAGGAGGCCCCAGCTCCGGGCCGTTCCAAGAGAGAGGACAACAACCTTGTCATTGTCTGAGGAACTGGTTCATTTTCGATATCCACTCCCTGTCTGGGCAGCCATGCGGGATCGGGAGATGACTGCCGCCTTGATCAAGGCCGAAGAAGAACATCTGGCCTATCGGCGATTTCGTATCGGATTGGCTCATATCTTCGCGATGCCTCAAAGATTGGAGAAACGCTGAATGCCTGCTTACCTTGTCACGAATCGTGAAACCGGCTCCCGCGATCTGGTGGTGGCTGATACGCCCGCACAGGCTCTTCGTTTTATCTCGGAACGGGTGTTGACCGTGTCTACCCTGAAGGGTGAGGACGTGGCTATCCTTGTTGCGGAGGGGCTTGCTCCTCAGAACGCCAGGAAGGCACAAAAGGAGATGGACTTGACGCCGCCTCCTGCTGGGCCCACGACGTACCTGCCGATGTACACGCATAAGACGGGCTGCGCGGCCGATCCCTGGACCCCGATAGGCCAGAAAGATTGCCGCTGTATGAAGCTCGATATCCCTACGGTGATGTAAGCCCCGTCAGGGGCGCAAGAAGAATTTCTTTATAGGAGGACGCAACCGATGAAGTATGACCTGCACACAAGGGGCGGGAAGCCATGGGCGAAAGTTCTCCAGAGACCGAGGCCATTCAACACGGGATACGCAGCACGTATGTCAATCTGAAGTGTCGCTGCGCGACCTGTAAGAAGGCCAATTGTGACTACATGCGCCCCTACATGAACGAGTGGAAGCACAAGCGTTCACCACGGGGGTATCCACAGAAACGTAACCGCAAGGGGAATAATGATGGATGAACTTCAACTTCTGCAGACCGCATGATTCGGGAGACGTTGATGGCTGACGACAAGAATCTCCGGCCTCTCTATTCGCATCTGTACTTCGTGCAAAATGAGACCGATAGTCGAATGGAGATGCGGATCATGATCCCGGAGGTCTTCGGCAAGGATGCCGAAGATTATCGCGTGATGTGTTCCATTCCCATCTCTCTCTATGAGATCCCTGGCGTTCCGCAGCTCTTTGCCGAGGCCGGCGCCAAGATCGCCCAACAGTATTTGGCGGTGGCCTGCAATATTCAGTTCGAGGGCGGGCTACAGACCGTTGTTGTAGACAAAAATCCCTCCAACTGACGAGGAGACAGTCCATTGTATTTTGCATTGGGTGTGTTGAGTTTTGTAGTGGCGTTTCTCTTCGGGGTGGCGCTGGGGCAGGGGATGCATCGCAAGGAGGTGATGGATCTGAAGCTGGAGATAAGCCGTCTTGAAAAGTACCGAGGGGCCTGGATTGATCAGGCCATGAAGTACCGCCTGGAGTTGCGTAAACTTCAGGTGGCTCTGGAACGGCGACAGAGAAAGATTGAGCGGTTGAAGGTCAGGATCGGGCAGACGGTGACGGACTTGTCCTGGCTGAATCGAAAGATTCAGGAAGATCTAGCCCCAACTCTACCGCCTCCTCCTGAGACAGCCTCGACCGCAAGCGGTCAATTGCCCCTTGAGCAATCCGCCGATGCAGCTCACAGCAGGGGCATTGGGTAGCGCAGGAGGCGATCCCGCGCAGCGCGAGGAATAGCTCCCTCACACCTTGGGCATCACCTTCTGGATCTCTTCTTTGAGGCTCCTTTCGATGTCGGCCAATTTGCCGGCCAGCTTCTGATCCGCAAGCCACCCGGCCGCGAAGCCGATCACGAAGATGATCACTGATGTCATGGGTAATGCCTCTGATATTCGCGAAGTTGGCTGCTTACTTGGTCGGCGCTCGCTCCAAGAGCTTGGAGCATTGCGAGTCGATCGAGGGAGACTGTAGGATCTCCCGCAGGCACTGACTGAAGAGGTTGGGCGGGGGTGCCGGGAGGCGCATCTCCGGGCTGGGCGGGGTGGGCCTCGGGCAGATCGGCGCTCCCACCGTGTGTATCGTGGCACAGCTCGCGAGCAGTGGTAATAGGATGCTGGCCTTGATAAGCGATGCTGTCTGCACGTTCTTTCGCATAAGCCGCTTCCGCTGCCTCCGCCCGCTGCTTCAATTGCTCGGTCACCTGCGTGGCCGCGTCCTTCAGCTGCTGGAGGGCCTGATCATCGCGATGCTGCTGCTCGCTGACTCCTTCATCGATCAGGTGATGCTCCCACAGATGTACCGCAAGGGCCACCAAACCGATCATGATCACCTCCAAGATCCACCCCGGGATGCCGGTCTTCCCGATAAGCCATGCGATCATACTCTATCCCTCACTTCTGGGTGGCACGCCAAAAGATCGCTGCCGCCCCGACGAGGCGCAGGACCGCATGCCAGTGTGGCCAAGGCAGGAGATCCTTGAAATCCTGTTCATAAGGGGTGAGATCCACGACCGCGAGCGCCCCCAGGATGGTGGCGACAGTTTTCTGTCCGTGAGCGGCCCAGTAAGCCTTGATCGTCTCGATCATGAGGGTGCCTTCAAGGAGAGGTTAAAGATCTTCAGGAGCCGCCTGGACCAGCCTCTGGCATTGTGGGCCCAGTTCGGAAGGCTGGCCAGATATTGGATATGCTCGGCCTGGAAGCCGACTGCGAACTCCAGCGCAGGCAGGCCCGAATACATCTGAAGCCATCGCTGGGGATTGCCTCCATTGATGGCGCTGTCAAACACGAGGAGCGCCTCTGTCCAGGGAAGCTTCTCACAGCCATGGGTAGCCCAGTAGTCCCGCTGGTAGAGAAACTTCGCGCGCTCCAAGGTGAGATTCGCGATGTCCTCATTCGGGTAGCGTCGCTTGGATATCCCGTACTTGGTCTCGCCTCCGGGGTCTTGTGGATCGTTGACATAGCCGCCCTCGATCCCCACGACCATGGCGAAGGCGGCATCAAAGTAACTCATGGCCTTTGCCTTTGTAGGTTATTTCGTTCCAGCGTTTTCCTTCGACTAGCCACTCCTGCCTGATGATGACATTTCATGCAAACGTGGCTTACTTTGTTCTCTTCCGGTTTGAACCGGAAAAAAGCCGCTATATCTTTCTCTTTCCAACATTTGCGACAGATCAGCCTCATTTCTTGGTGTTACTCGTGTAATAGCGATAACTCGCCCGAGCCACAATCAGACCCGCCACGGACAGCGCAATCCGCAGGATCATGTCAACCGCAGGTAACCAACTCACAATCGCTGCTGCCCCCGTGAATGTCAATCCAATTGCTGCGAGCCAGTGGCGGATGTGGTCCATCATCGCAGCCCTCCGGTCATGGGCTGCTGTTGGCTCACTGGACTCCCTTGGGGCTTCGCTTGGGGCCCCAATGCCGAGATCTCCTTCTGGAGCCTCATCCACCATGAGCTGGCTGGTCCCCCAGATGCGTATTTCCCAGCGAGCTGTCGCCGTTTCTCGGACAAGGCGATGGCGATTGCCTGCTTGCGATCCTTGACGATCGGGCCCTTCTTTGACCCGCTGTGCAGTTCGCCATGTTTGTACTCGTGCATCACCTTCTGCACCTTGCCCCCCACTGCATACTTCCTCTTCAGTCGAGTCAGTTGAGGACTCACCAGCGGACCCAGATTCGTGCTGTTCACGGTTGCTCACCTTGGTCTACCCCATACTTTTGGGCTAGCGCTGCCTGTGTGCCCTTCAGCGCCGCCACCCCAGCCCGTTGGTACCGAGGAGTTTTCGCTAACAAATTCTCCAGAGTCTGTAGGGCCTGGGCGGCCTGTTCCGGATCGGGAGAAGAAAGAATCCGCCCCGCCTGGGAGGCCACACCTTGATTCCACATCGAGCCACTCATCATGCGGATGATCCCGTGGATGGCAGCGCCGGTCCAACTGTGGCGTAGTTGGGAGGCAATGGTGGCCATCTTGCCGATGTCTTCCGGAGTTGAATTCTCAAAATCCTGCGCCGCCTCCAGACGGCGGAAGGTCTGCGAGCCACTCAGAAGTTGCTGGTTATTCCTAAAGATCTTGCTCTCCAGCTGCAGACCCTTTACGAAGGTATCGAACTTGGATTGATCGTTGTCGAAGAGCGTGCGCAGGAGCTTCTGCTTTTCTGGGCCACCCAGGATATCGGAAGCGATGTTGGTGTTGCGACCGCTCATCTGGTATTGAGTGAGGAGCCGCTCAGCCACTCCCTGGCGCAGGGCATTCTTGGCTGACTCTGACAAGCCGGAAACATACTTTTGGGCCTGCCCTTGCGACATGTTGAAGAAGCTGTCCTTGCCGGTGCCCTTGCCGAACTGGTTTGCATCGATGACCTCTGAGTCATCCCCATAGGTCTCGGAGGCCTTCTTGAAAGAAGGGCTGATCTCCTTCAGACGATCTACCAGCTCGTTCTTGGCGTTCTTGAGAGCAGCCGCGAGGTCCCCTTCACCACCCTGGGCTCCCTGGCCTGACTGAGCCCGGTTATAGAGCTGTCCGATCTTGGTGTTGAGAGCCCGCTGGAGGAAGTCGAGGCTGCGCACGTCGGGAGCGGTCCCGGTACGCACCCATTGCGGCTCTCCTTGAGGCGGCGGCAGGAGGTTCTCGCCTTGAGCCCCGGGGCGCGGCATGATCGATGGTGATGGAGCATAGATATCCGCCAGTGGCGGAGTGCTCTTGCCCATCCGGGCGTCCAGTGACCGGACCGAGGCATTCATCTGCTTCGCTTCCTGATAGACCCGTGCGATGTTCGGATCTTCCAGCAGATTCCAGATCTTCTCATCCATGACGGGCTGAGGATCATTGCGTACCGCCTCGTAGTTGGCTTTGGCATTGCTGCTGCGGGCCTGGGCGAGAGCATCGCCAAACAAACCGGCATCGGAATTGGCCCCTAGCGCATCGCGCGTCATCTGCGGGACCCGCGTCTTGGTATCCGCGAGAGTGCCCAAGCGATCGGCTTGGATCGTCGTGGCTGCCCCGCCTGGCTTATTGGCCAATACCTCACCTGTAGCCCGGATGTTGGGCCCCACATCGGTGAGACGCATGGGGATACCTTCCTCATTCGCCGCCTTCACATCCTGAGTGGCCGCTGACCAAGGCCGATTGTCCTTCTCAAGGCGCGCCTGGATCTTGGCGAGAGCTTTGGCCGTATCCCCACGATTCATTCCGCCTGGAGCCGCAGCCGGATTGAAGGAAACATCCCCATAACCACCGGGGATCGGCATCTTGGCCCCGGCCAACATGGATTCCACTGCATGAGTTACCTGCTCTGTCGGAGTCTCCGGATGCGGCAAGACCTTGTTCATGTAGCCTGCGACAGCCTGGGAGGGGAGTTGCTGCTTGTATTTGTCAGGCAGAGCGTAGTTGAGCGTCGCCATCGCGGCATCGGGGATGATGTTAACCAGCTGATTGGCGGCGTCCGGAACCGCGCGAGCGGCCAATACAGCCTGCCGGCCATAGCCCCCTAAGTACTTCTGATCGAGATCGCGCAGCTGTTGCAGAAAGCCAGGAGACTGCTGCTGAGGCTGCTGTTGGGGTGCAGCTCCCACGGGTTGGGCCGAGGCGAGATCAAACCCCCCCTGGGTGACCGGCTGAGCAGAGCTGAGATCAAAGTCACTCATCGCACAGGCTCAAAGCTCTTTCCATCTGGGGCTACATAGGCCATGTTGCCTTTAGCATCCTTGTGCAGCGCCCAGCCCTCGGCATTGGTCAAAGGCGGGGTGGCATGCTGGCCGCCCAGGACCTTATTGGTGATCGGGTTGTCAGTCACCTGGGACATCAGGAGCTTCTCGAAGGGCCCGTAGTGTTTGTCCAGTTCCGCTGACTCGTACTGGTGTTTCAAGCCGCCCAGCTGGCCTGCCAGGAGCTTCTGTTCGGTATCGATGGCCCCACTCATGACGGCGGGGCTGTTCATGTTGGGGACGTGCTTGGCCGCCTCCACACGATCGGTCACGCCCCCGCTTCGGGCCACGATCGCATTGATCAACTCATCCTGAACGATCTGCTTGGCGGTATCGAAGTTGGTCGGGGCGGGATTGCCGGTCTCAGCGGCCCACCACTGGCCGACTTGGTTCACGCGCTTCATATCGCCATTGTTCAAGGCATCCGACAGCTCACGCAGGGTGTCCAAGTGCGACATCGCAACGTTCATGGAGCGCACCTTGGACCCTGGGCTATTCTGTGCCCCGCTGAACCATTCCTTGGCGGCTGACTGGATGGTGGGATATTTCGTGGCCTGGTAGTCCGGATTGATCTCCATCACCCGGCCATTCAAGGCAAGACCCATCGGGGAGCGGGCAACCATGCCACTGGGAGGGGGCATCTGATAGTGCGCAATCGCCTCGGCCTGCTTCTCCAAGCCTCCCGAGGCATCCATCGCTTCCAACTGGGCCTGCAGTTTGCTCTTGGCGACAGCCCCGGCCTCCTGGGCCTTCTCATTGATCAGTGCCTGGTTTGGCGTGGCCTGACCATTGACATTGACTTGTACGGGCTTGTTCTGCGCGGCCATGATAGCGCTCTGCATGGCGGTATCGCGCCCCAGGGCCGCATTCATCGCGGTGGAGGCATTGCCCGAGAGCTGCTGCCCGCGTTGGATCATGTTCTGGGCGAGTTGGGCTTGCAGCTGATGCGCCATCATGCCGGCCTGGGCCGCATCGATGCCGTACTTCGCCATGAGTTGCTGCTTCATCAGCTCCCCCTGGCGTTGCTCCTGTAGGTTCTGAGCCGCTGCCTGGCCTGCAGCAGCCCCTACTCCTGCCATCCCCTGGAGAGAGGGCTTCTCGCCCGCCATGGCGCTCATGACCCGTAGCGCCTGCTCCTTGGGGCCTGGAGAGTACTGCAAGCTTCCCAGGCGCTCCTGGGTCTTAAGCAGCAGGTCTTTCAACGCGGAATAGTCCGCGCCTTGCTCGTTGTACGCCTTGGTAGCTTGTTCATATCCCTGATTGGCAATGCCTTGCCCCTGCTCCATCCGTTGCCGCTGCAGCTCATAGCTCTGATTCGCCGCCTGCATCAGCGGCAGAAGGTTGGTGCGGGTATCAGCCGTCGCCTGAAGTGGACTGTAGCCCGGATCGGTTATGTCAACCATAGCTGGCCGCCAGTGGCGAGTAGGTGCGCCTGGGGAGTGTCAGGGTCTTGCGGGGCTGGCCACCCCGAGCGGCCGGATAGGGCGCAACGCGGGTGCCATAGGGGATGACGCCTTGGATGCCCCGCCAGCCAGGCAGATAGGAAGGGCCGCCGCTTGCCATCTTGATATGGCCGCCCTTCTTGGCGCCGCCGAAGATGTTACCGAGGTTGCCGATGATGCTCCCCAGCTGCTGGCCCGAGACCGCGCCCCCAACGAGGTTCTGGAGGCCGCTGGAGGATTGGGCATAGGGCGAGTAGTTGTAGTTCGTCACTCCATAGGGAACTTGGATGCCCTGCAAGGCCCCTTGCATGGCCTGGGAAGCGGCCAGCGGGAAGTTCGCCTGCTGTTGGAACTGCTGGTAGGGGACGTTGTAGTTCGCCTGGGTCTGAGCCTGCTGTTGCTGGCCCATCTGATTCTGCAGCGTCGCCTGGTTCAGGGTGTTGTTGAGCGCCGTGGTGCCGAGATTGCCAAGAGTATTCGCTCCAGCCAGTTGAGTCCCCACCCCGGCGTTCTGGAGGTTACCCGCGCCCAGGCCCAGGTTGCCGTAGAGGCCCGCTCCCGATAGGCCAGTTTGTTGGGCCGCGTTTTGAAGTCCGCCAGCAGTGGACCCCAGCCCCGCCGTAAGACCAGCCCCGTAAAGCCCCGTGCCTTGAGCTGCATTAGCCGCGTTAGCGGCAGTGCCAGCCAGGCCTGCGAGAGCCTGCTGTTGGGCCTCGGCCCCTCCCAGGGCGGTATTAAAGCCACTAGCCAGGAGGGAAGAGTTCGCCATCTGCTCATTCAAGTTCTCCGCAGCTCCGAGTTTCTGAGCATACTCACCCTGACGGGTGCTGCCCAACACCTGGCCGGCTTGCGTGAACTGATCCTGTAGAGCAGGCAGCACGTTTTGATTGAAGTTCTGCGCCGAGAGTTGGTCGGTCGCATTCACCACATCCTTCATGTAAGGGTTCATGAACTGCCCCATCTGAGAGGAGATGGGAGCTGCTGCCCCTTGAAGATATGGATTCGCCGCCTGCATGGCATTGGGTTGCCCCAATGCGCTTTGGATACCGCTTTGTGCCGACTGCAGGTAAGGATTGGCCGCCTGAAGCGCATTCGGCTGACCAAGAGCGCTTCCTGCCGTATTGCTCGCGGCTGACAGAAAAGGGTTCGCGGCCTGGAGCGGGGACTGCTGCCCCAGCGCATTGGTCGCAATGTTCGCTCCCTGCAGCGCCTGGTTCGTTCCCAGGCCCTGGGCCCCCTGCACTGTCTGATAGGACTGTTGTTGGTCGCCTGAGAGGGGCGCAACCTGGGGGCCTCCGTAGATCTGCGGACCTTGGTTCGCCCACTGAGCCGCATTCTGGAGGATGCCCTGGGTGTAATCCGTATACCACTGAGGAAGAGTGGTCGAGGATTGGTTCAGCGTCTGCTGATACTGCATCGGCTGCTGCGAAAGAAATGACGTCAAACTCACGGCTTGCCCCCGTTCGCATAGGCCAACGGATCTTTCTTTGCCTTCATGAATTGCTCACCCTTCACCAGCTTCTTGCCCGCATCCATCCGCAGCCGTCTGCGTAGCTCATCCAGCTTCTTGGCGCCCGCCTCATTCGATCCATTTCCCAAAAGGGCTACGTCCTGAGCTGTCATGACATATTCCCCATTCGACAGCTTGGCATCGATGTCATCTGAAGTGCCATCCCCGGGCCCCTGGATGTAGTTGGGGCCGCCTTTACTGGCTGGTGTCAGATGCGGATTCATCGAGGCCGCGAGCGGCCCTTGCTGATGGATGGCTCCGCCATGAGCCTGCAGCATTGGATGCACGATGGGCCCGGAGGAATTATTCCCCAGGAGAGCGATCAGCTGGCTCAGACTGGGAGAGGTCGTGCTCTGAGTTTGAGTGGGCGACTGGGCTCCATACTGTTGCATGGGCGAGGATTGAGAGGCAGGTGCGGTAGGGCCTCCCGAGTTGTTCGAGAAGAATTGGTACGGCGTATGCGCTTGCTCACCCGCATGGGCATAGTCGATTGTCGGACTCAAACGGGTCCTGGGATCGGAGGTAAAGTTGCCGTACATATTCGAGGCCGAAGGGCCCGATCCTTGGAACATCGGCGGTGGAGTTGGCTTGTAATTGGCCAGCATCTGCTGCTGCCCGTTATTGCTGCCCAGGGCGCCGGCAAGCCCAACCCCGCCTCCCAGGAGCGCTCCCAGGAGAGAAGGATTGCTGAGAAGGCTACTCAAGGCCCCGGAGAGGCCGCTGCCATTGATCCCAGGGATATGGCTCGGGGTCTGCAGGCTTTGCAGAGCCGGAGACCCGGCCTGTAGAAGATTGTCCCCGTAGGGCTTCACGTTCTCGTTGACATTGAACGAGTTGCCGTTCAGGTCATAGCCCGTGCTCGGCATATTGTTCTGCAAGGCCTGCTGCAGAGACTGCTGGCTGTCGTTGGGCAGCACAAACTGCTGCATGTCCGGGGTGTTTTGTGAGATCGAGCTGCCCTCGTTCAACCAACCCGGCGAGGTGTAGTAATTGACATACCCACCACCGTCGAAATGCGGGGTTGCTGCCCGCTCCGAGAACATCGGGCCATTCAGGATATCTGCCAGGGAGTGCGTCACCGTTCCACCTTTCGCCATATGGCCATGAGGCCTTACGTTGGACATCCCATGCTGACCCAGAGCCGTGTTGAGTTGCTCGTAGGATATATCATGGAGCGCAGGGGTCATTTGCTGGATACCCAACGCCTTTAACATGCCAGTTTCCGCAGGGTCCCCTGAATTGCTCGCCTCTCCAACAGCCCCCCAGTAGTTCGCTTCCCGCTGCAGGTCCTGTGGCGTTGCGTTGTAGCTGTGATTCGCGGCCGGTCCCGGACCATTGACCAATGACTTGGCCATGTTCTGGTAGTAGCTCGGTTTCAAGACATAGGCCGGGGTCTGCGCATCCATATAGGCAGACAAGGCCATCCCGATAATCGGAGCATACTGAGAGACCGCCGAGGCCAGTTGGGCAGCCCCGGTCACTCCCGCCTGGGACGCCGCCTGGGACGCCAACTGCGTGGCGGCCAGGGCCGCCTGCGTGTCCCCGGCCACACCTCCGCGTTGGATTCCTCCATACACACCGAGGCCAGCTCCGAGATCCCCGCCAAACTGAGAGGCTTCCGGGGAGCCGCTGATATTTCCATAGAGTTTCGCCGCGTTAGCGGCAGCTCCGAGATCGCCTTGCAGGTTGCCCTGACTCAGACCCCCATAGATCCCCAGGCCCAGATTCGCGTCTGTGGCGCCCTGCCCTGCGGCCCCATCCAGGGAGCTGGCGGGGCGTAGGAAGCTTTGAAGTTGCCCTGGATTGATCATAGGCGCCTCGCCGTATCCACATCGACGTAGAGCACGTTGCGACCCGCCTGATAGTTACCCCCCTGGGCATTACTCACGAACTGCAACTTCATCTGCCGCGCACTTGCACGGGTGGGCACGATGGTGGAGAACTCCCCCGCCGCCGTTGTCGGCGGCGATGCAGAAATTGTCTGAGAGCTGACGGTAGTGTAGGGACGCTTGGAGTTCGCCCGAGTCAGTATGTTAACCGTCATATCCCCCGCCTGGATGAAATCCGGCTCCAGGGAGTCAAGGTGGAGCGTCTTATCCAGAGGTTGCTGGAAGGTCGTGGGCGAGATCACTCCGGTCGTGAAGGAGCTGTTGATCGCAGAGGTGGTCGCCCCATCGATCTGGTCTGTCCCAACCTCGTGTTGCCAGAGCCGATAGGTGGTGTTGTTGTAAAGATCCACTCCGGTCATCAGCAACCCCGCCGAGCTGATCTCGTTAAAGACCGCCGCCGAGCGGCCAGAATTCGGCAATGGGGTGTCATACCAGGTATTTTCACGATGGTTATAGATGACCGCCCAGTTGCATTCTGTGGCGCCAAAGAGCGGCGCACAGAACCAGATCTCCCCCCAGCGGGTATTGCGCACCGCGAAGGCCTTCTGGGAGTACTTTCGATTGAGATTGTCGAAAAAGAAGTTGATATTCCGTGGATTGGCAACTTCTTGGAGCACGCCGTTGTAGGTCAGGAACCGATCCTGACCGATCCAGAAGAATACCCCCTCCACTTCCACCACCGACTGGTAGGAGAGGATCGAGGAGTTATCCGTCAGTATGTCAAACGAAAATACCGGCGCCCCGCCAACAAAATACATCCTGATGACGGAGTCGATGGACCATAGTAATGCGGATGGGGAGAAGCCGCCGCCGCCGCGCAAAGGCATCGCCTTCACAATCTTCTGATCGGTTACCCGAGCCGCGCCTGATCCTGCATCCACAAAGTCCAGAGGTTTGTTCGCGACCGACCATTGCACGAGCCCATTGGAGCCGTAGACGAGCGTATAGGGCGGGATGACCAGCACCCCACCGGTTGCATCAGTGGCAAGCCCCGAGACCGAGGTCAGGGCTGCCGTGGTGTAGATCGGCCCTGCATAGAGGTTCCCGGTAGTAGCCCCATAGGCGATATCCGCAAGCCCAGGGATCACAAAGGCCAGCACCTGCTGCGTGCTGGAGTTGATGTCGTAATAGGAGGTGATCTGCCAGATGTTATTGGCGTTCGATGTGAAGCCTCCCGGCGTTCGGTTCGCCGGTACCGAGGTGTTCCCATTCTGGTCGATCGTGTACAGCTCGATGCCACCCGCGTATCCGGAATGGATGTAGGACTGACCGCTCAACGTCTGCGAGTGTAAGCCTCGGGATATTCCCGTCATGCTTTGCGAGAGTGTCTGATAGCCGCCCATCTTCCTGGGCAGGCCTCTCTGGAACCGCATCCACACGCCATCCGTGTAGGCCTTATGACTCAACTCCGGACCATCGCGCTGGATGGCAGGCTCGAAGATGAGCGGAAAGGGCTGCGTCGCCATCAGAAGATGATCCCCCAGATCGTGGAATCCTCGGACGACAGGACGCCCAAGGCGCTTTGGGCCGCTGCCTGATTGGCGGCAGTGAAGACCGCTACGCCAACCGTCGTGCCGCCCAGATTGGTGAGCGCATTACTTGGGGTGGTCGCGCCGGTTCCTCCCTGGGAGACCGCCAGCGGAATACCGATACCAGCGGTGGCCGCATTCACAACGTTGGTGCCGTCGCAGTAAAGGATGAACCGGGCGGCGGAGGTGATCGTAAACTGGGTACTCCCACTGATCTGGGCGCTGGTGCCAATCCCGAGCGTCCCGCCGCTGGTCTGGTTATCGACCCAATACTGCTGTACCGTGGTAGGGACCTGAATGTTGGTGTTCCCCGCCAAAGCCCCCGTGAATCGATAGGCGACCTTGTTCTGCAGGTTCGAGGGCAGCACGTAGGTCCCGCTTTGCCCTGCGAGATTCACCACTTGGAAGTTGAAGATATTGGTGTTGATCGATCCCAAGCCGATCGTCCACCAGCCCGTTCCATCCGTGACCAGAAAGCATGAGTCATTGACATTCATCGAAAGGCTATTCGCCCCATTGATGAGATCAGACCCGTTAGGGGCAATGGTAAGGGTGCCGGAGCCAGAATTACGGACTTGGATGTAGAAGTTCGACCCCACCGCGAGAGCGGCCGGAAGCGTGATCGTGCCGGCGCCGCCCACCCAGTTGAGGAGGTTATCCCGATCATTGACGCCCACCGTGTAAGCGGCATTGAGCGTCGTAACGGCCATCACCTGCTGCAGGAAGGGACCGTTCGCACTCAATCCCGCCCCAGCCAAGGCCGCCGCATTGGCGGCCGAAGTTCCGGCACCAAACTGGAACGTGAGCCACGTCCCATTGGCAGTGAGATTGTTGGTGAGCGCGAAGTAGATCGCAGCGCCTGGGTTGATGCTGGCAATCGTATTGCCCAGGTTATCGGCCACTGTGAAAGCAGTCGATCCGGAATTGAAGACTAGAGCCTTCTCACCCAGCGAAGTATTCGTGGCGGCCGGCATCTGCAGCGTGCAGCCCGTGCCCAGCGGCGTGATATTCATCAGCTCCGCGAGCACATTCGAGTTGGCCGGGAAGTTATCCGTAGCCCACTGCAATTGCGTGGTGGTCCCTGCGATCAGGGAGTACGCCGTAAAGGTTGTCGGGCTCGGAAGAATCGTGAGCCCGTTCGTCAGTGGTGAACCATAGCCTTGCCCAGCCATTTACGGAGGCCCTCCAGTGGATACGCTTTGCCGTGTCTCAGTGGCGCGACCCACGAGATCCTGAATGTCTTCATTTGAGAGAGCCTTCATGCCCTCATTGAAGAGGCCCTCCCAGACCGGTATACGCTCATCGTTCTTCAGAAACGGAGCGCATTCAAGCAGGCTCGAATACAACAGAACCTCCGGGGCATAGATGCTGATCCAATTCTGCTGGTTCGCATTATCAAGGAGCGCTGGCATCTCCCAGAACATCACCTCGAATGGATAGTTCTGATCTGGAGTGGGAGCAATCACCCAGTTGTTGTAATCATAATCAGCGAAGTAAAGCGGCGCGCCAGTCACCGAGTCATCCGGCCAGTGGCGACGAATGAACTCATATGACCGATTGAACATGGGCGTGCGCCTGGTGTACTGCCCCGTCTTCGGATTGAACCGGCCGAAGTTGAAGGAGATGGTCTCACGCCATCGATCAGGCTTTGGCATGAGAGGCGTGCCGGCCGTGAAGTTGTTCGTAAGCGGCCTTTGGAATCCCAGGATCTTGACGCCACGGGAGATCCGTCGCTCAGCATTGTTGATGAGCTTCGGCAGCTGCTGGTAGACGATGGGGTCAGATACCTGACCGCGCTCCAGATAGTTCCGGATGTCTGCCTGCAGAGAATTGAATGTCATCCCGTCCGGCATGGGTTACTCAGGCTTCTTGGCCTGTTCCTCCACCTGTTTGAGGATCGCTCCCTCCACAGGGCCGGCGATTTTATGAGGCAACTCGCCAAGACCGGTGACGAGAACTTGCAGCTCAAGCCCGGTCACGGCGAGCATGAATTTATCTTCTGGTTTGACTTCAATCATGGTTGAACGTGTACTCCGATATCGTCTTTCACCTGATCGGCCAATTCTGCTGGCGGATCAAGAAGGAAATGGATGACCCTGGTGTGATCCTCCAGGGCCTGGATCTCATGCATGGCCGTGCCATCGAAATCAAATATCTCGCCGGCCAGGAGGATGTGCCTCAGATCACCGGATTGGACACTGACAGAGCCCTTGAGCACGACGACGTTGTGACATAGCTCAGGCGTATGTTTATGAGAGGCAAGCGTGTCACCGGATGCATCAAACTCGTAACGCACCCCAACAAGCTTCCCGGAAACGTAATATGAGTAATGAATCATGTATATGAAAAGATGATTCCGCCAGCAGCTCCAACACCAGAGGTTCCAGCGCCAATGCCTGCCCCCGCTCCGCCTGCGCCGTAGGGACCTCCATTGACGCCTGAAACAGCAGAGCCGCCATTACCGCCGCCTGATCCGGTGGTTCCTGAAGTGCCGGCCCCTCCCGTGGCATTAGCCGCATTGCCTCCCGAGGCTGTTCCGCCGCCTCCGCCGCCTCGGCCGTTGTTGTAAGCCTGGCCGCCCGAGCCGCCATTGCCTGTCAGCGTGGTGATGGACTTGGTCCCCGAGGAGACACTCGATCCATTGCCATTGTTGCCGTTTGCTGTGGCGCCGCTTACTCCTGCAACCTGACCCCCCACGGAATAGTTCAGGGTCAGATTCCAGTCAGGACCAGCCAGGGAAATAGAGGAGCGTGAGTAGCCTCCTGCGCCTCCGCCACCCCCTCCATTATTCGCGCAGAGGCTGCCTTGCCCGCCGCCACCAGAAGCCCCGCCACCCCAGACTTCGATCACGACGTTCTTCGCTCCTACCGGGATCGTGTCCGCTCCGGAACCGGAGGTATAAGTACGCTTGACCGGAGAGAAGGCCACGAACGGGAAAGCCCCCGCCAGGATGTTGAGGATGCCGGTCATGAGAGGCCGGCTCCTGTGATCAAACAGGCGTTGGTTGATTGGAACTGAATCGTGGCGATTCCGACGCTAGTTAAAGTCCGGCTGCCGTTTGTCGTGCCATTCCCAGCCCAGTACATTGTCATCCCGCCGCCCGGGGCGATCGTGTAGTTGTTCGTACTGTTGAGAGCTGTAATGGTCACAACGTCTCCAGCGCTGAAGACGTTGGCGGGCACGGTGATGGTCGATCCAGCTACTCCGACCTGCTGGATTTCCTTGCCACGATCAGAGAGACCCAGCGTGTAGTTACCAGAAACTTGATTGACAGGAGTTCCGAGCCAGCCCAGGGTCCATGCGCTTCCGCCCGCATCTTGTGCCTGGACAGTGCCCTTGAAGAGGGACACGTTGGAGCTACTGATGTACAGCGCCTCCGTGCCAGCATTGATTACCAGGGCAAGTCCAGCCTGTCCACGGATCGCGATATCGCCAATCGTCCCCGATGACAGCGCATTCCGATCTCCTATATAACCAAACGATGTTCCATTGCGCTGGAATGCTATATACGGTGGGGCAGTGGAGCTGACAGCCAGTGCCTGTCCCTGGTTGCTGTTGATCTGCGTAATCGACGAGGTGATACTCAGTGGAGGATAGGTACCGTTATTGCCAATCCACGTTGAGCCATCACCAAAGATCCTGAAGAAGGAAATGGTAGCAGCCCGATTGAGAACGTAGAAAGCCGTATCACTTGCAGAGGTGCCAGCTTCAACAAGAAGCCCAAAAGAAGCAGATCCCGCGTTGGCTCCGCTGACAAAGGTGGTCCAGTTGCCTACTGGACCGTTTGCAGTGATCGGAATTCCGCCCCCTGGATTGAAGGTCCAAGGGCCATTTACCGATCCAGATCCAGTGCCGAGGAAATTGAAGGTTGGATTGTTGGTGGTATCGCCAAAGGAATATAGCGCGGCGCTCACCACCATCTGGGCACCACCGGTACCTCCATTTGGGGCGAAAACGATAGACCCATTATCCGATGAGAGATAGATGTTCTGGTCGCGAGAGTCGGCGTCGCCAAGGTATCCAGTCCGGATGTTGTTCGAATCACGGAAGGCCAGGTAAGCGATATTGGCCGAGCCTGCTGCCGCTCCTTTCAAAGAGACCAGTTCCCCGCCAGAAGGGCCCGTAACGGCAAGGGTCCGATTGGCAGCAACCAGACCATTGACCGTGACTGTCCCGGTGCCCAGAAAGTTGACCGGCAGGTTGTCGTTGGCATTGCCGAAGGTAAGCCCGTTTTCGGATGCCACAATCAGTCCCTGGCCTGATACCCGATTCACCAGAGAGAAATTTCCGACCCAGCGAACTACCGGATTGCCCCCGGAAGCCGGGCCTTGGAATTTCATACTCATGTGATTTCAGCCACCGACATGGTGATATCCAATGAACTGGCAAGGCTGGAAGCCGCCTGGACAACATTAGTGGCATTCAATGTGAGCCTATTCCCCTCGTCAGCGAGCGTGAGGGACCCCCCGGGCAAAATTGAGCCTCCACTAACCAGAAAAGTCCCATTCTGAGTATCACTGCCTGGAGAGATCGATACGCTCACCGTGATGGTAGAACCAGATCGGTTGACGCAAAGCAACCCTGTGATCACAACTCCCGTTGTTACACTTGGGGCCGTGTAGTTGCCCACATTGACCGTGCTCGTACCAATGGCTGAAGAGCGCAGACTGCGAAGAACAGTTGACATATCAGGTTCCTGGGATAAAGGTCACGCCATCAGGCGATACGGAGTCAGCTGGGGGCCAGCCAGGATTTTCCGGAGCAGTTGTAGGAAGTGGCGTGGCCACGGGGGAGTCGGGGCGCACAAACTCCAGCGTGATGTTGTCCGGCTCACGAGGTGGCAGACGATAGGGATCGTACTCATCCACATCGTCGTTCTTCATGCAGACCTTGAGGCCTGGATAGTTCGGATCATCCACCAACTCATCCAGCGGGAACTTGAGCCCGCAGCGGGCACACAGTCCGATGCCGTAAGAAGGATGATTGCGAGGATCGATGAAGCGTGGCATGGCTACCTCGTATAGCAGTAGATACGCGGTTGGATGCGCATGGGAGCGTTCTCACGCTCTTCCATTCGGGCGTTATTCAAGCTGCGCTCGGCCTTGGCCTCCAAGATCGGGATGAGCTGAGGGGAGACTTCCTGAATCACATAGGCCAGGCGCTTGGCGAGGCCATCCACGATCGCCTCCAGCCATCGGTTGGGCACATCCACTCGTTGGGCGAGATCCCCGAGATCCATGATCTGGCGGTGCCGCCAGATCACAAGGCAAGCGTTGTTCTGCTCATTGAGTCCTGGGGTGGGCCACAGACGCATGATGGGCCAGGGCTCCTGGCGGTCCAGCCAATACTGGAATGGGCGGCTCTCGAAGAAGGTATTATTCAGGTTCGCGAAATCATCCCTGGAATAGGGGGCCAATGGAACCTGAAAGAGGGTCTGATAGAACGCCACATTGGATGTCAACAGCTGACCCGCCGCCAGAGGATTCGGCGGAACGGGATCGGCGACGATTGACCAGCTCAACGCGGTGGGCGCTCCGTCCAGATCAACCAGGGTTGTCTGACCTGCGGACGCATTGGGTTGGGAGGAAGCTACCAATTGGCCATCCGCCCAGACTTGTATGGGGACAGCCGGACCCGCCCAAGTAACCCCCACGGTATTGATCCGGATCGGGGTGGCTGCCGTGTACGTGGTCGCGGCACTCGACTGTAGCGCACTCTGCTGGCGCAGATTGGCGTTGAGGACATCGATCGTGCCGGCCGGCATGGGCACTGCCGCCAAGTGCGCGGTGAATGGCAATACCTGTATGTCAACCGCAAAGAGCTGCGGGCCGCGATTGGCAAGCTCTGAGGTGAGGAGCATGAACAGCTCCTCACGGGCAATCCGGATCATCTCTTCGGAGATGATCGACGTACGGATCTTGCAGCGATTGAAGGCGCGCTCAATCACTTGCGTGAGATTCAACGTCTCCTGGCCGATCACCCCGCTGGTGGTGATCACCTGAGCCTGGGCGTTCCCATCGGCGAAGAAAGTCGGCGCGGCATACACGCTAGTTGTGCCGCCTGAGAGGATCGTAGGAGGCACAGGGAAGGTGCTATTGGCTCCTATGACATGGAGCGCCCCTGCCACCCCCGTGGTATCCGTGCCGAAGGTGAAGCCTCCAGAACTCTGGGGCGCGAACAGAACGATCTGGTAGGCCTGGCCAGCAATGACCGGGGTCGCTGTCACCCGAAAGGCCGTAAGCCCTGCGTTGGGCTGTACGGTGATTGGAGCGGAATACACCAATAGCTGCTGGACGCCATCATAGAGCGCCATGACAAACTGCTGAGCAGAGGCAGGATTCAGGTAAGCATAGAGGGTGGAGACCGTCCCCGAGGACGTGGCGATGAACGGGATCGGCGCAAGGTATGCCCCATCAGAGCCGGAGGGCCCCGTTGAGGTATAGGTGGAGAAGGTTGGGTCGCCGCAGAGTACGGTCACGAAAGCGCCTCAATGATGGATACACTGAGGCCGCTCAACCCGAGGGGAACATGCCCGCGAAAGCTAGCGGACTTTACCCGATAACATCATCCGGATGCACCCTCCAGGGCTGGTAGCCGATGTTCAACCGGACATCTGTCACAGCCCGCATGGGCACCAGCGGGATGAATGAGCCACCAATCCCCTGCATCTCAAAGAGGGAGTTGCTGATGGAGAGCCCGGCCAAGGCCCCCACTCCAACAATCGAGCCATAGACCGTACTGGAAGAGGCCAGGAAGCCCGGGATCGATCCAGCCGGAACGAATTGGAGATTGCCATAGGTCGTTGTGGTGATCGGAGTGAGCCCGAACAGGGCTCCTGCCCCCACAAGTTGCCCATAGGCTACAGACTGGCTCTGAAGCGTCTGCCCATAGATAAAGGCGACGAGGGCCGACGAATTGCTCGTATCTCCCGGAGGAGATACGAACTGATTCATATTGAGCGGAGAGGCAAGTCCAGGCCCTGGAGCCGGGATAAAGCCAACCAACGGGGGGCTCGGAATAAGAGCCCCTGAGATCAGCGATCCGGAGGCGATGACTCCAGACAGCGGCCCAACCGTGGTAGGAGGCGAATAGGACAGCGGGGGCCCGAAGAACAGGAAATCCCCGCGAGGCTGGGCGCCTCGACCCGGTGGGTCCGGTATCCATCCATCATTGACCTGCGTGACGTTCTGTCCCTGGGCAGATCGGAACAGAAACAGTAGCGCCGTGCGATCCGGCTGCCTCGGGAAATCCGGGCTCTCAACCAAAACAACTTGGTTGTACGGCCACAGAGCCTGTCCATTGGGTACCTGAAAGCCAATCAGGTTGCCCAGGACAGTCGAAGAGGAAACCAGGGTCCCATTGATGGGACCATTCGGCGTCACGGTCTGCCGGAAAGCCTGCAGCGCCTGCGTCGAGTTGTAGCGGGCATCCGCCCAGCCATCCCCCTGGACCAGCACGGTGCTGGTGACGGGGTACAGCACCATGCCAGAGGCCATAAGGGGGCTACCTCAAGGGATCAGATTTCCTCGAAATAGACTTCTGACGAGGCGCTGTAAGAGGCCCCGGGAGCGGCCACCAGCGTCAGATTCCACCGCGAGCCTCCGGAGATCGGAATTCTCTGATCCGGAGTAAAGATGCGCTCGTATGGGACGATGATCGAGACCAGATCAGAGCCCCAGGCGTTGCCTGCCGTGCCGGGTGTGGTCACGCCTGAATTGCAGGTCGTGGCTGCCGCAACCGTGTTACGGCGATTGACAGCCCGAGGGGTCTGGCCCGTACCGCCCGAACCTGTGGTACTGCGTTGCTGCATCTGCAGGCGAATGCGCACATCCTGCGCAACACCTGAAGTGATCGTGGGGGAGACGGTAAAGCGAACCGAATGGATGAGGATCGAGACGCCCGCTGCGGCCACGAACTCCCAGATGTCCTGTACGGCATTGGTGACCGTCAGGTTCTCGAATCCCACTACGTAAAGCAAACCGGAAGCGGCCATACTAACCTCTAGGTATAGACAAACCTGTAAGTTGGAATCGTAATAATTCCAAAAGTATTCGTGGCGACGACCCCAGTTCCTGTGAACTGGGAAAGATACAAACTGTTGTTGTTGAACGGCTCAAATCCACCCCCGGCTGCCAGGGACGCCTCCCCGGTATAGGTCGTGGTGGTATTCGCGTTGAAGGTGACGGAGGAGCCATTCTGGAGAGCTGTAATGGTCGCGGTGCCGCCACTGATGGATACCGTGACAGACCAAACGTCATTGTTTGCCCGAGTGATACTGGTAGACGAGCTGATATTCGTCTCCAACCCGGTTGGATCCCAGGTCACTACGTGCGAGGTGAAAGCACCAACAACGATCCCAAGTCCAGCCCCGGCATTTACTCCAGAGCGAACCAACGCGCCTAGAACGATGTCATCACCATTGCTCGCCCCTCCAGAGGCGATGGTGAAGGTAGTCGTGATTGTCGACCCGTAGGTGGCATTGTGGGCAAAGCATGCATACGTGCCTGCCGCACTCGCGCGCCACCCGGTCGCATCTGACTTGATCGTGGAAACCGGGATAATCACATTGGCCGGAGTCCAGGGATTATTGGTCGTTCCAGGGGCGTTTAAGGTGAAATCGGCCATCAGAGCACCTGATGCCCAACAGTTCCAAGCGTGATGCCATGGGCGTTTGCATAGGCCGTCAGGACGTACCCGGTCGAGGGGTCCACCACGTTGCCCCTATTGGCATACGAGTCCACGACATCACCACTCACATTCAGCGTGAGGTTGGTAGCGCCATAATGCGTGGCATCGTTCTCAACGCCATGTTCGCTGCAAATGACGTTATTGATTGAGAAAAGCGTACATGTCTGCCCTGACGCTCCGCTCGCCCAGCGAGGCCCAACCACCGTGTTCCGATACTCCCATCCGGTCCAACTGGAGAAGCTCGCATTGCCGTATACCGTGGCAGAAGGGAAGGCTCCATTGTTCGGCCCGATGGTGTTGAACATCATGTTCCAACAGCTCTCGTTCTGATCTGGGTTGTCGCCCGAGCCGCCGTCATTTCCCTGGTACATCACCATACCACCGGTGCTTATCCCAGCTGCCGGAGATGTGAAGGTGCCTCCTTGTACCCAGGCATGATTGGCGCGCACGCTGCCTTTGGAATTGTGGCCTTTGATGAAAATCCCGGACTGGATGTTCTTCGGATTCGAAAATCCAGTTATGGTGTTATTTTCCACCACATAGGCACGCATGGAATAGGCAATCAGCCCCCCGCCTGACTGCATATTCTGCATGTTGGAGCAGGTGTTGTTTGTAAAGACAAAGTAGTTGTGCATGGTGCCCGTGGCGGCAGGGAAAACGCCTTGCCAGTTTGACCAGTTGCCGTTTGTGTTATATCCGTTCAGATTGGTGAACGTGCATTCGTAGTACAGCGCTCGGTCGCCGTAATGGAAAATGTGAAATTGATCGTGGTTGTTTCCCGAATTGACGGTCGCCCAGTTGGACGGACTGCCGTTGAAGGTGATGTTATGAGTGCAGCAGCCACCGCTTCCCACGCCACTTGAGCCGTTGAACAAGATCCAAATATCTGTGCCACTCCAGGCACCGGTGTAATCGATCGTGACGGACTCGCCCGGGTAACCTACCCAGACCTTTGCTCGGCTGGTCAGGTCGAAGATGGCCGAGAACACATTCATGGCATAGGTGCCATTGCGCAGGAATAGCTGCTTCCCTGAGGTGCTCGCCGCACTGAATCCGGAAAGAGTCTTCCACGGTGAACCGAAGGAGCCATTGTTGGCGTCGTTGCCATTGACGGCATCCAGCCAGACAAACTTGGTTACATCTGTCTTGTCCGCGACCACCAAGGTCCACGAGACGCTATATTGGCCAATGGGGTCGGCAGAGCCCGCTGTGCGGCCGAAGTCCTGCGTGGTGACCTGCACCGTGATGGTGTAGGTTCCGACCACCGGATTGGCCCAGCTCAGAATTCCGTAGTCAGGATCTCCGTAGTGCTGTCCGATGGACATCCCGGCAGGGCCTGAGATGAGCTGATATTGGAAAGGCCATGCTCCGTACCGCATCCGGATCGGAATCCGCCAAGGAACCCCACTGGGGGCCAGACGAGCCCGCTCCCAGGTATTGGGGTTGCCACCTGCCAGGCCACCACTATCATTGTCCGGGCGCGGATGAACAATGTCCGGCACAGCAACAGACTGGACGTAATGGCCCGTCTGGAGTTGCCAGTTTGGCGGAGCGGCAGTGGGGGTGTAGCCCCGATAGGCGCCGAAAAAGCTCATTCGATCAGGTGCAGTATGTCAACGAATACTGCTGACAGGTCAGGGAGCCGGTGGCCACGGTCTGCGTGAAGAAACAATCGATCACGTTGGAGACGGTGGAATCAAAGCCGGCGCCCACCACCACGCCGCCCGAGACCGGCAGAGCAAATACGCCGTTCCCACCGGCAGAACTGGCAGGCGAGCCAACCACAGCAGGGGATGTCCATGTGCCCTGGCCAATCATGGTGGCGTTGGTGGAGTTTCCGATCGAGCGCACGGTCAACTCGATATCCAAAAACCAGGGAACGTTGGTCTGGGCCGTGGTATTGAGGTTCATGGCCTGGGAGTCGAACACGACGGCTGAACCCACACGCACGTCAAAGCGTGCCGTGCCTGGGGTGGTGACCACACAGGAGATGATCCCAGCTGCGCGGATGTTGAAGCGATCACCGATCTTCAGGTAGTTAGCCGGGAAGGTGAACCGGGCCGCAGGAGGCAAATAGGAGGCAGCCGAGGCGGCCGTCAGGGCATTGCCCGCCACCTGCGCGGTGATCAGTGTTTGAGCCCAACTATTGGATGACATAGAGAGAGTTCCTTACCAGAGCTTGGCGACCATCGCGGAGATGGCAAACGAGGGGGTGATGTTGGTGGAAACCACCAGCGGGGTCTGCAGGATGATCACGCCCGCGCCCACCGAGCTGGTGTTGACGGGCGAGCCGTTGGCGGAAGTGGTCGAAAGGGTAACGGTGGTACCGGAGACCGTGCCCACAAAGTAGACCGTCCCTTCCGTGAAGCCGGAAGGGAGCGTGCCGGTCGCTGTGGGGTAAACCGAAACGCGGTTATTCACCGCGAAGGAGGAGTTCGGAACAGTCAGAACGCCTGGGGAGGCGGAAGTACAAGTGAACTCCAACGCGGGACCCGCACCCACTGGGCCTGATGCGAGAAGCGTGCCGGCGCCAGAAGAGGCCAATCCGATCCCAAAGTGAGTGATCGTGTCGCCTGTGACTCCGCATTGGGGAAAATTGACTGCCGCTGCGTTAGAAACGGTGGCCGGCGAAGTGCCCGAGACGTTGAACCCACCCGTGGTCCGGGCTACCGCAACCCGTGCATAGTTGGTGTAGGCTGTCTCGTTGGTCGATTGAGTGCCCGCTTCACCCGGATCAGCATTGTGAAGCGAGATATATAGGCTGGTGGCGGGAGAAGTCGCGGTGTTATCAGCGATATTCGCCCAGTTCACGGCCTGAAACATCAGCTTCAGGACGTTGGATTGTGTGCCGTTGGCAAAACTCGCCATGCAGGGTGACTCCGTAAGGAACCGAAGTGGCGTAGGCCCTGCATGGGGCAGCCATAAAGATGCGGTACTGTACCGCTATAGCCCGGCGTTCGTCGATAGGGCGTTATTGACGCCAATCGCCCATTCCTGCCAGGTCTTCCCAGTCGGATCAGGGAGATTGAATGGCAGCAGCTGCGGCTCCTGCATCACCCGTGTGGCCCAGGCATGGAAACCGTCCTCACCGAGGAGAAAAGGCAGCGCTACCGTATGAGAGATGACATAGACGAAGGCTGCGGCCCAACTCATCAGGTCCATCCCGTTGGGATTGACGATGTCAGCCTGAAAGGTTGCCCCATAGGGGCCGGTAAGCCCGCCGAGGACTGTTGAACTAGAAGCGAGTATCCCCGAGGACACTTAACACTTGCCGCCCTTCTTCATCGGCGTGCCAACCATGGAGCCCATCTGACCGCCCATCCCGCGAGGTTTCATCGGCTGCTGACCCATTGCGGCCGTGCCAGCCTGGGGTAGCCCAGGAATGCCTGGCTGAGGGCGGCCCATACTCTTGCCTCCCGTCATCCCAGGCGCATGGCGGATACGCTTCATCCCGAGCACCGGGGCCCGAGGCATCCCCGTTGGCCGGGCAATCCCGCCCACGGCGAAATGCTTATGCCCGTGCTTACCATGAGGCGGGGCCAGATGGTGATCCTTTCCATGGGCTCCGGACTTGTGACCGTGTTGAGGATGATGGATGCCCATGCCATGGGGATGGCTTTCAATCCGATGCCCGGGCTTGAAGTGGTTGTGAACCGGGCCACCTTTGGCCTTATGGACCTTGCCGCCTCGGCGAGCCTCCATATGTTCGTGGGCCTCGTGGTCCGAATGAGAATAGCCAGTCTGGCTCTCATGCGGCTCTGAGTCCTCACTAATGAACCCACCCTTGGCATATGCCAGATGGTTTCCCGCAGCTTTGATGTTGAGGTCAGGACCCTTGGCACCAACTGTTGGAGTGGGGATCTTGGCGGCCGGGAAAGACCGCCCAGGTGGCTTGACTTCGCCGCCCTTGGCAAACTTCGGCTTGTGGCGACTGTAACCGGATACGTGGGTCGTGCCCTTGGATACAGAACCATGGAAGCCATGCTCGGGCAGGAAGTCCCAACCGGATCGCATCTTACCCATATGTCAAACTCCCAAGGCGCTGCTGGTAACGATTTCCAGGGACAGCGTACCGGTGCCCGAGGAATAGGTCACGTTCAACGCGGTAGCCGGCACGTTGACCAGTGATCCTTGTTGGCTGGTGGTGGCGGCAGCGAAGTTGCTTCCTACCGCAAAGAAGTTTGTCGGTGCCGAAGCCGCGTATGGATCATCCAATGTCTGCGTGATGGTGTAGGTGACTGTCCCTGAGACCACCGCATTGATAGCCACGTTGATAGGACCGGCACGCCAATCCAGCGGAACCAGTTGGCTACCTGCCGCCGACAATGTAAAGCGCACCGGGCGCATTCAAAGCTCCCTTAGAACTGGGTATTACCGAACACCAGATGAGGCGTGAGGTTGGTGGCCTGCGACCAGTTGTACTGCGACGGATTCACCGCGATGTAAACGCGCGTGGTGCCATTGGCAGCCGCCTGGAGCGCATAGGTGCCTCGAACATCACCCGTGGTTGCCGTGGTGGGCCAGGTCAGGTCTGCCTTGGTGAAGCCCGTATTGGCACCCACCTGGGCATCTGCTACTGCCACGTTCAGATACGAAAAGGTATCCGTACGGATGTTCAATCCAACTACCCCGTTGGAGGTGGCCTGGGTTCCAATGCTCACGTTACCCACCAAGCTGGCCGCGCCCGTAACGGCGGACTTGATGGCCTTGAAGGCCTTCTTGCCCGCCACAGCGGTAGTGCCGTTCAAGGTGATGGTCTCGGTCATCGGAATGCCGTAGACGTCCCATCCAGAAACCGTCACGGTCACCGTGGTATCACCCGCGTTGGAGCTGACATAGGACAGCACACGCGAGATGCCTTGGCGAGGATCGAACAAGAGCGTCGCGCCATCCACCTGATACGGCCAGTACGCGATGCCCACGGCGGGTCCGTAAGGGTTGGCATTGCCGATACCCCCATTGGTCACAGCCGATTGTGCCGCCGCATTGATGTACAGATAGTGGTTGGCGTAATCGATCGCCAGGATCTGAGCGATCAGAGGGGCCGTGCCGCCCGCATTGCCGGCATTCGCGACAATGATGTACTGCCCGGGGACGAACATGGTCTCCGGCTGCACATGGTTGGTGGTCTGTAGCTGAACGATCTGATTCTTATTGACCGTCTGCCCCGCATACTGGTTCGGCACCACCCCGTAACCCGGACCCGTCGTGGTGGAGAGCGTGACCGTCGAGGAGGTGAAGGTCGTTCCCGCACACATTCCAAAGTCCAAAGTGAGACCTGCGGTCACCACGTTGGAGGCTAGTATCTGTGGAGGGGTGAAGTATCGATTGCCGTAGACATCCGTTGTCAACGTCCAAGGCGCGATAGGAACGTTCGAGACAGCCGACTGTACCGTACCAGTCGCCAGGGTAAGGGACGTACCGGCAGCACCTCCCGCGCCCTGGGCGTTCACGATGTTGTTCGTGGCCGAGGCGGTTGGGAAGCCATCAACCGTGCAGATGAAATCACTCGCGTTCAGCGCGTAGAAGCGATTGGGGAAAGCGCCCTGGGCGATGACAAAGCGATCATCCACGACAGCCGTGCCGTCATTGAAGGCACTGGGCCCGGACTCGTAGTCACGGTTTTGGATCGGGCTTTGGTTCCCGATCGCGACCAGCGGGCCGGGAACTACTGTTGGACCTGCCATTCGGGTCTCCTGTTAAAGGCCCGGCGTGCCCCAAAGAGCGCGCGGGTCGGTCCAAGAGTGAGGAGCATAGCGCTCGCCCAACTTGTACCGGGCGGAATCGGTCTCGAAGTCGCCCTCCATGGAGCGCTCCACACCACGGCGACGAACCATCTGAAGGCCCATCTTCACCGTCTCCTTGCTCGCCAGGATGAACCAGGCAGTGTTGGAGGTGAGACGCGCCAGATTGGCTTGGCCGCCCTTGAGCAGACCCATGGCCGGCACCGGGTTGATGTCATTCACCATTGCGCCGGTACGCAGGACGCTCTTGAGCAGCACCTCACCCTGCAAGAGGTTCGAGGGGCTCAGGACGAGCTTGTAAGGCTCTACGCGGATTTTGCGGCCCGTGGAGTCCACCGCCGAGCGCATTTGGATCAGTAGCTGTTCCAAGGAGGTCTGGGACAGGGCCGCTGCCGAGGCCAGCTGGTTGGAGAATGTCAAACCGCCGTAGATCGGGTGCGCGGTATTGATAAGCGAGACGCCGTCGCCGCCGACATACGCGGAGTTGAAGGCGCGGTTGATCGCGTTCGCTCCCAGCAGCTCTTGAGTCTCGATCAGGGACTGGGTGGCATGCTCGGCGAAGATCTTGCCGATGCGGATATGATCACCGTCCTCAGCCAGGACTTTGGTGATGGCGAAGGCCATGCCATAGACCTTGTAGACGTATCGCTGAATGAACAGCGTACCGCCTTGCTGGTAGACATACGGCTGGCCGTCCGGGACTTCCGGAGCTGCCGTGAAGCCAAACAGCATCGGCTCCTCGTGATAGGCGCGGGCGGTGCCCTTCACTTCCGTGAAGACCTCCTCCCACTCGTTCTTACGCTGGAGCATGACGCCGTCATGGACCTTATTCAGGATCGGCTCGACAACCGCCTTAAGGTCTGAACTCCGAATTGGTGCGGCCATTTACAGCTACTCCGATTAGATAGCAACCATGGATCGGCCAACTTGACTGAAGGCGATCTTGACGTAGAGATCCGGGAAGGCATCCATGACATTGCCTACCGGGCTGGAGAAGTCCGGCGCCTGGACCACCATGAGCTGGCCCTGGTTACCCGCCGAGTTGAGCAAGCTGATCGCCAGGCGCTGGGCACTTTGGCCAACGGGGACCGCGTTACCGGCCGGGTTGCCACCAACGCCCAGATCCGCTGCGTTCAGGTTGAACTGCAGGCCCGTGAGGGCCGGGAAGTTGGTCGTGGTCAGGCCCGAAATGGTACTGACTGCCGCATCCGCCTGGATCTGATACACGTTCTCCGGATCGTCCCAGACATAGGCGATCGTGTAGGTCCCAGGGTAGGTTTGCTGGCCCGAAGTCCAGAACTTCGAGTATTGCCGGCGACCATTGAGATCGGTGTATTCGACGCCTGCGAAGGAGCCCAGGAGCTTGCAGAAGCCGTTACCAGCGGCCGACCCCGAGTTGTTACCACCCGAGGTCATCTGGGCGGGCAACAGAACCAGCTGGTTAGTGGCCACCGTGGCACCGACTGCGACCGATACGGCAGTGCCCGCAGTGCCCGCAGACTGGAAGGTCGGAACGGAGACCGTGGTGGAGTTGGCACCACGCGCCAACAGCACAGGGGAGCCGTAATAGATGGCCGGAGTCTGTCCTGAGAGCAGGACGTTCTCATATTGGTTGGAACGCGCCTGACCGCTCGGGTGCCACCGCGCCAGCAAGCCATAAGGGGTCTGAGTCGATGCCATTTGAGGTTACTCGAAGGTTGGTTCGCGGCGCTGCCGCGCGTTGATGAACTCACTCGTACCATCGCCCAGGTAGACAGCTGCCCCGCCTTCGCGGGCTGTCTCTTGGATGTACCGGGCCGTCTCGCGTACGCGCTCCTCTTGCTCGTAGGGACGCTCGTGGTGCGCGATCTTCATGTATTCCTGATAGAGATCGATCGGGAGCTTGAACAACACCATCTCCTTATGGCCGATGCAGCCAGCGAACTGGCCTGAATCGATGGTGATGTGCTGCATTCCCGGCATCTCCTCCGGAGTCACTCGCTCGTATCCCATGGCCTCGCGATGGGCGATCGGGTCGTATTGGTTGGTTGTGGATAACCAGCAACAGTGATAGCCCGGGATCTCCGGAGGTTGCGGAAGAACGTTGTTGAACATCTCGGTGCGAAAGCGCGCAATCATCTCGGCCTTGGAGAGGCCGCGCGCATCGGAATGCGTCTTGCGGGCTTCTGCGGCTTTGGTCTGATCATGACGCTCGTTGGTTCGCCCGAGCCGCTGGCTCTCGATCAGCCGCTCGCTAGCGTCAGTGGTATCGATGGTGTTCTTGGCCATTAGTTGGCTCCATTCGCACGGTTGTGTTGTCGGAAGTACTTGATCAGCTCATCGCGCTCTTTCTTGTCAGCCGCATTGAGGTTGTTTCCCCATAGGCCCTCTTCTTTCAGATGGGCCACCTGCGCTGGTAGAAGGTCGTGATGAGCACTTCCACTTGCATTCGCTTGCCGGCCGGAGCCAGCCACAGCAGGACCACGGGCAGTACGCTGGGCCTGCGGGGCCTGGCGCTGCGGAGGAGCCTGTTTGTGTTGCGTTTGCTGAACCGTTTCCACTTCGTCACCATCGCCCAGATCGACATCGTCTTCACCGAACAGGTGCGGGAGGGCGGAACGTCCGCGCCTGTCGAGTTCTTGCCAATACTCCGGCTCGTTGGGGGTGAACCGGGCTTCGGCCTGCATCGCCAGATCTATCGCGTGATAGACGGCGGTTTCTCGGTTTGCGGGCGAGCCATCCTGGCGGAATTGGAGCCAGGGCTTGTTTGCCTTGAACTGAGTTGCGAGTTGATTGATCTCAGCCTGCCCAGGAAGAGGGCGTTGCTGTGGTCGCTGGGGCTGGGATGCCCGGGCATTGATCGCGGCTTGGACGCGACCTTTTTCCGATTCCAGTACCGTCTTGCGTGACAGCGCCTGTTCTCGGATCAACCTTGCTTGCCGGAGAGCCTCCTGATCGCCCTGGGTAAGGGCCTGGGTCTCCAGGCTTAGAGCTTGGTCAGCATCATTCTGGTATTCGGCAATGCGTCCGTCAATAGTCAGAAGTCGAGTTTCGAGTGCAGTTCCCTCGACAGCGGCCAATCGCTGGAGGATTTCGAAGTTCTGCTCCAGAGCAAAATCCCGCTCTTCCCGGAGACGCCGGGCAGCTCTACGATATTGATCCTGCCGTTGTTTGCGGGTCTTCTTGCCATCATGACGGTGATGTTCGTCCTTTCCTTGGCCCTGGGAGCCCTCTCCCTCCTCATCCAGATCTGCCTCGCCGCCTTCAGCCAGCCGCGCCTCGTGGACTTTCTTCGTGGCGCCTTCGCCATCTTTGGTGGCGCCTTCGTCCTCGTGGGAACCTCCACCATCCTCACCTTGGTGTTGAAGGCTCTCGTTGCCCTCTTCACCTAGAGCCTGATCGAATACCAGATCCTCGTCATCGCCAGCCCCTTCTTGTGGGGCGGCTCGTGCAGTTGCCATGACTCATTCCCGTGGTTGATAATGTTGCCGCGCGAGCAGCTCATCAAACCCCTGAGATGAGTGAAGCGAGAAAGGCGGCCCATCCCCTGGGTCGCCTTTTCTTTTACAAGTAGCTCGTGATGGCGAGCGCCACGTCCGCATCCTCGATCTTGCAGATCTGTTGCAGGTGATCGAATACGACGAACACGATCTCTTCCTCCTCGTTGAGCTTCACCGAGAAGCGATTGCCGCCAAAACGCGGGATCTGCAGGAAATCCCCGACCTTGAAAGAAGGGCCTTCCGGCCACGGGCGTCCATCGGCGAAGTGGAAAGCCATCGGGCTGATAGCCACCACTTTCCCTACCGTGCAGAGCTGCACTTCTGATTCCTTCGCGGACTGGGTAAGCACAATGCCCCCTTTGGACTTTGACATCGCGCGCCTGACTTGCACGATGTAGTTGTTCAGTAGGGGTACTCGTCCATGACGAATCTTGGGAAAGGCCTCATCCACACTCCGGTAGTCGTACTCGATCGCATGCGCGAGATTCACACCTGATGGCATAGCTGCTCCGTTATTTGAACTTGTCCGCTTCCTCGTCGGCCGAGAGGTAGTCGCGGATGATCCCCAGGGCATCGTTCAGCCCCGCGTAGTAACCCTGTACATAGCCGAACATGTAGCCCTCTGACTTGGAGCCATCGGGTTTCCAGGCGACCGCTTTCAACTTCGACTGCTCGATCGCCTTATGCATGTTCTCAATCAGTTGCCTCACTGGAAGAGCTTCTCCAGAGCCTCTGTTTTGGCTGCCTGACCTTTTTGGTATGGCATCCATTCACAGAAGTACCCGCCAGGACGGGCAGCGTCATCCTGAATGAGCAATACTGAGGTGCGATTGGTCGCAACCCCATTTGCGTCAAAAACGGCGAGATTTACGCAGGTGTCGCTCCATACACAGGTGACGATAGCAGCCAGCGGCTGTGTTCCATTACGAACGATCGTGTCATCAGCGGATGGTGTGAACCACACCACTCTGCCAACTGTAGGAGAGATCATTTCCCCCTCCCCCGCATGTGGGGCCGCATGCTCTTGGGAAGCGTTGAGCCTTTGGGTTGCGAATACGGTTTACCCGTAGTCGCATACTTGTAGCGTTGCGGAACCTTCTCGGAAGGGACGTTCTTTGCTTTGGGGACATCAGCCATTGGAATCTCCACTTTGTTTGGCCGCCTTCTGGGCGGAAATCTGTTGCTGCTTCAATTCGTTCTGATCCTTGGCCTGCTGGGCGGAGAGGTCGGCTTTCTTCTCCTCCATGGCCATGGAGTCCTGATGCTCCTGCTGCCGAGCCTGGTGCTCCATCTGCATCGATTGCTGTTCGTGAGCCATCCTCTGGCCCTCCACCTGCATCTCGTTGCTCATCCGTTGACCCTCTAGATGCATATCCGCCTGGAGCTGTTGCTGGGTCTGGATCTGCTTCGCCTGCTCCTTCATCTGAGTGCGAGCGGTCTCGGCCTGCTCGTGCTCGCGGGCAATCGCCAACTTGGTCTGCTGGTTGCCCTGGCTGTCTTGCTGTTTGACTGTGTTCGCCTGCTGACGATCGGCATGCTCCTGCTCGGCCTGCTTTGCTTTCTGCTGCACTGAGGCCATCTGGGCATGCGAGGGGTCCATCATCGGCGGGGGAAGCATCGCCTGGAGCGCCTGCTGGATCTTGCCCATGGTCTGGATAGCTCTTTGCAGGGTTTGGTCCTGCTGGGCGAGCTGCATGACCTGGGTGGATGTCTTGGCGAGCATCTGGTCATAGAGTTGGCTCAACTGGGGATCATGCTGGGAGTGTTGCGGCAACTCGCCTATGTCAACCTCACCAGCCTGCGGGTCCATGCTTTTTGCCACCTGGGTCGCATGCTCAGAGGCAATCTGATGCACCTTGGTGGCGTACCAGAAGATGACATGCTCTTTGAGATTGCCCATGAGCCCCTGCATGGCCTGGGGGTTGGAGCTGACCACGGCTGAGAAGAAGGGGTTCTCGTAGAAGTCGCAATGCGCCTGGATATGGGCTTCGTGATCCTGCTGCGGGAAGGCGACGATCGGGCGGCCGAGGCAGACCGCCACATTCTCGTTGATGGGGTTCATCTGCTGTGGTTCAGGCTTCTGAACCAGAAGATCCTTACCATCGTTGGGGAGCTTCATCTGCTTGAGAATCAGCTCCTCCACCTTGCGCATGTCGTAGATGCCCGCGCCGCCCGGGGTGACAGCGAGCTGTAGCGCGCGTTGAGCAACTGTCTGAATCTGGCCGTAGCGCTGAACTTCGCAAAAAATGTTTGGGTCGGAGACCGGAATGACATCATTCGGGCCCTCGAAATCCTTCTGCGTGACCAGCTGTTCGCCCAGAAGCTCTGTGACGACATGGTCATCCAGCCACGTCTTGTTGATACGGTGAAGGATCTTGAGCAGCCGATCCATGGCGTTGTGCATACGCCCATGAATGGCTGAGAAGGCCACCATCCCTTGCTCAATGCGGGCGAGGGTCGTGCCCACGGGCACATCACCATTGGCCTGAGCCTCCTCGATCGTGGTCCGGATCACATCCTCGGCTTGCTCGCCCAGGAGCCCCAGGAGATTCAGAAGGACCGGGGAAGGCGGCCCGAAGGGCACCGGCATGATGATCTTGCGGATGTCATCCTGATCGCCCGAGCCCTCGATCTCGGTGACCTCGGTCGGGCCCACCCGGATGTTCTGGCCAGTCCCTGCGGCGGACTTGATCTTGATCATCCCCGCCAGGTTGTTGATATGAGCACTGTCCAGCAGTGCCCGCAGGGCCCCCGTGGCGGCGATCGACAGGCCCCCAATAATATGGGGCAGCCCGAGTGCATAAGCGCCACGGAATGGGATAAAAGGGAATTCAGCGGCCCAGTCGAGGCGCTCCCGGTAGTTGTCGGATTCTTCCCAGTTACGATAGACGGCCAGCAACTCCTTGGTCGTTACGTCAATCGAGATGAGATACGGCAGCGGACCCACCTCGGTGGCTTCCTCCTCGGCAGTCTCGCCTGACTCATCGGGTCGCACATCCTCCTGCAGGCTTTCAGTGTGGGAGCCCTTTTTCTTAGAATCGCGAATCTCGAAATAGCAGTCGCACTCGTACACCACGCGCAGGCCATCGGGATTGGAGTTATCACTCTCCTTGCCCTCTACCTTGGAGATAACCTGCTGTGTCTCGGTCTCTTCCGGCTGGATCGGGGCCCCCATCTCTTCGATGGCGCGGTACATCCCCGTGCGAATACGCCGCTGGAATTCCTGAGCGGTCATCTTCTGCACGTGGGTGCGTCGCTCAGCGGTGTAATAGTTGGTCGCGGCGTAAGGGAGAATCATGTCATCCACAGGAATCCACTCGTGGGTGACGTTGCGGATATCGCCGCCTGCCGGAGGCGGGATCAGCTTCATGTACTCATCCCCATCCATGGGTAGGTTCATGAGCATCTGCTCGCATTCGGAGCGAAAATTCGGCATCAACTGGGTCAGCTGATAGTTCATCCAGCGGGCCTTGCGGCGCGAACGGTCAAGACGGTCAGTCGTGATCGAACCCGCCATATATTCACGCACGGGCCCGCCTGGCGGAAACAGCTCTTTGATCGTACGAGCCTCGAAGTCGATCGAGGCTTTGGTATACATGGGGTGCGTGACATGGGAGGCGCCCGAGAAGTTAGCTCCGCCAATGGTCTCTTTCTCAAGACCCATCCGCTTCTTACCCTCGGCGACCTGCTCATCCCGTCGCTTACGGTCTTGGATGTCCTTCTCAATCAACTCCACGAGGGTTGTTGAGATGAGTGCTCGCTCCTCCTCGGTCAGCTCTTTGGCAAGGTTGCGATAGAAGTCTTTCGACTCCTCAGATTCGCCGCTTTTCTTTTCAACGAGACTCGCGGACCCATCCGGGTTTTCCGTGATCTCATAGTCAGATTCTCCGGTATTGGTCTGATCGACCATGCCAGAGAGTGTTTGATCATTCTGGTCAGGCACGCGGGTAGGGCTCCACTTCTGGCTTATAGCCGTTATGCAAACGAAGGTTTTCTTTGGCTCCTACACGCACCCTGACCTTAAAAAGGTGCTGCCGGCTTTCCATGCAGTACCCATATTCAACTTGGGGCCATGTCCGGATATAGATATCTTGTGGCAGCTGATCGATGGTGGATCGCATAGCCGCAAGACAAGCCGACAGGCTTTCTCCGATCCATCCCAGAGTTATGAAATCAATACGGTGAGACTGCCAATCGTCCGGCAAGAAGCCGCCTTTGCCAGGCATAACCTCTTGTATCACTGCATAGGCAGTAGTAAATCCATCAACACAACGATGAGTCCGATGCATGTATTCCCTCAGCAGCGCCTGAGCGCGGAACACTGCAAAGCCATTAATAGGCATAGGGATTCGCCGTGGCTGGAGTGGATCTGCGACCCGCATACTTCTCTTGATAGACCGGCATGCGCAGCCAGTTACGAAAGAGCCACAGGAGCGCCTGAGTGGCAGAGTCCATCAGGTCATCATGGGGAATGGAGTATTCCCCGGCATAGGCGCACATCTGGCCGATCAAGGGCTCGGCCCAGGCGGAGAAGGTGTTGGCACTACGAGCCTGATCAGCCATGCCCTGGGGAGCACCGCAGGAGGGACAGGTTTCCTCATCTTTGCGGCCGATCTGCCATTGCTGGTGACAGCTGCCGCAGGTGCGGATCGCAGTAAGCGGAGCCCAGACGATCTGCTGCACGAACATGGGCGCCACGAGGTTCAACCGCATCAACTTGTCAGCCTTACCGGGGTTGTAAGGCATGACAGGAACCCCTTCCCGGCGTAATTGCTGGCGCAGGGAGATCCCGGAATTCTTGTCTTCGATCAGGATCAGGTCTGCTTTGCGACCCTGGTTGAACATCCGCTTCGGACCAAAGAGCGGGGTGATCTTGGGCACCAAGGCATCAAGCCCATAACGTTTCTCCTTCTCCTTCTTCACCCGCGCCACGAGATCAGGGAATCCCAGACGATCCTGCCAGGCATCCAGAAGAAGGATCTGAGGGCGGCCACGCTTCAACTGCTGGATTTCCTGATAGGAGAGATCCCGCCGCCGATCAAGCGCATCCTGCTCCTCCTTCGGCAGCGGCTCCTTCCAGGCTCCCCAGACAGAGCAGGCGGTGTAGTCGGTCTTGCGTCCTTCCGGGTCCTTTTTGACATCCACCGCATCCTCGGAGAGGGCGGTATCCAAGGACATCAGCACCACTTCGAAGTCAGGGAGCGGCTCGTTATGGGGCCAGCGCTGCCATTGGGAGCGCTTGATGACGCCCAGTTCCTCGGCATCCAGCAGCTCACCGGCCAGCTCCTGGCGGCCCAGGCGCGTGCCTTTGAGCACGTTCATCTGCTTGAGGAAGTTATCCGAGAGGTTGGCTCGGTTCTCTTCCGTGTTGCCGCCGATCTTCTTGATGGTCTTGTCGGCGAAGAAGGTCTTGATCAACTCCTTGGGCTTTGGAGTGGATGTGATGACGCAGGTGGTGCGCTTGCCGAGGCGGTGGCCAAACTTGGCCTGCTCCCAGGCGGAAACATCATCGATCCAGGCCGCTACCTCATCACAGGCGAGAAAATGGCACTGCGGGCCGCGTAGGCGCTCCGATTCCTCGGCGGAGAAGCCGCGCAGAACGGAGTCGTTGTAGAACTGAATGACCGAATCTGTCTTGTTGTAGTATTTGATCAGACAGGAGGGAACCTGGCGAATGATCCCCGATTCCCCTTCGAAATTGACATACCTGATGTCATTGTGGGTCGGAGCGATGATATGGCCGAAGGCCTTGGGATGCTCACATAGCTCCCAGGCGATCCATTGACTCAGGGTGAGGGACTTGCCGAAACCGCGTCCCGCATGGATGAAGACCGTGTCATATGTCAATTTGTTGAAATCTATGACCTGCTTGGGCCTCGCCATCTGCAGCCAGCGGGTTCGCCATTCCAACTTAGCGAGATCCCATAAGGAAAGGGAACCCAGAGTGGCGCGTAGCTCAGCCTCACTCATGGAAGTGGCATCCCATCATCACTGGCCCGATCCCAGGCCAGGATCTCCTGCCGAAGCTCCTCCCACAGGATTTCAATGAACCGGTGAAACTCAAGGAAGTTCATGTAGGAACCGTCTCCTTGAGTTTCTCCGCCAGAATCCGCTCAGTAAGCTGATCAATGAGCTTCTGTTTCTGCTCCTCGGGGAGATCCTTCTGAGTGGTCTCAACAGCGCGGATGTCACGCCAGCCGCCTCGGGCCCGAAGGACGAAGGAGGCGCACTGGAAGAACTGGGGATGTTTCTTGTCGATCGCGGCGGCGATCACTTCCGAGCCCACCGCCACCACCATCTCGGAGGTGCCCGTGTCATAGATACGTCGGTAGTAGCGCTCGAAGTCCTCAAGAGTGATCGAGAGGATGGCGCAGCATTGGGCGGGATCGAGCCCGCAAGCGGCCATTTTTCGGATGTACTTTCTGAACTCGTCAGTCGGCTCGTGGGGCGGCCGAAGGATGACATCTTGCGAGTTCATGCCAACGGCTCCCTGGAGCGGGAGCAAAGGGGCATCTGATTGGAACTCGCAAGGCCCGTGAGGGCGCGATGGGGCCGGAGTCTATACTTGCCCTATGTCGCCAAACAAGATGTGCCCTGACTGCGGGAAGTCGATGAGGCCTGGGCCGCCTCGGTGTGCAGAGTGTCGGCTGTACCTGAAGTTGTTGCGAAAATCGGCGTGGAAGATCTATCGGGCGATGGGATCACCCGGAGATTGGTACTCGTTCTTTGCCAGTTATGCTAACCAGAAGATGCCGAACCGGCCGGAGCATCTCAGAATTCGGGGGCGGGCGGGTAAGGGGCGGGTTCGGCCTGCCACTCCTCCAGGGTCTTCACAGGGGCCGTCTGAACGTAAAACCACTGACGCACCCAGTGGACCCACTCATCCGGAGTCAGATCATTCAAAGGCAGATTGACCCAGATCATTTTGCCGGTGTCCTCATCCTGGCGCTGAACCCTGACATAGAGCCCTGCTCCGTATGTCAAACAATATCGGACGAATTCCCATACATCGTAGGTTTCAGGTCTTTGTGCCATGGGGTTCTCGCAGATGGGCATAGCACTGCATGACGCAGTTACAGATCGCTTGCTCGGGGCGCCAATCGCTCTTGCTGTAGAGGTGATTCACGATCGTGATCTCTTCCCCGGCTTTTTCATCTACGCTCGAAACTTCGACGAAATACCCTTCCGGGTAAGTCGTCATCGTCACCTTGATCATCATCAGCCCCGCAGGAGAATGATCCCGTCTCCGTCTCCCAGTGTAACACCGGCAAAGAGAGCCCCTGAGTTGATAGTCGGTTGCTGGCTACCGGTGAGGAAATGCCACACCCCGGGGAGCATGGAGGTAGTCACAGTCTGGGAGCCATTGCCCCTCGGATTCACGATCGCAACCCCGCCCGTGAACTGGCGTGACCAGATCCCGAACGTTCCCCCTGCCCAGGTAGCCGTGCTGGGGCGTGTGGTCAGGGGAAAGCCGAGGTAGCCCCTCGGGACATTCACTTGGGTGAGAGAGTCATCCCCGTACTCGTCATACCACCTGAGTGTCGCATAGTCGTACGTGCTGATTGTTCCGGGAGCAAAGTAACCATCGTCCATGAGCGCGGTGCAGAGCCCATAGCGCAGAGTCTGATACTCCAGGGCGCTGCCGGCCGTGACGTTGGTCGGGGTCCCGTTGACGGGGAAGGAGGAGGGGTGATTGCCATCCGTGGTCGGAAACCGGCATCCCAGGCCTACCATCTTGGGCGGCAGGCAGAAATCCATCCCCAGGTAGTAGTTGGCGAGCGTATTGGCCCACCCTGAAGGATCGAGCTTCCCGGTGCTGAAATTACCCGTCTGGAAAAACTCCCAGGCATTTCCCCCGGCGAACATCGCGCTCTCCAGCAAGCCACCCTGGAGGTTGTCCAGGCCGGAATTGAGGAGGGCCGTCCGGCCAAACTGATAAGCGTTGGCGTACTGGCCAAAGTTGCCGAATGCATAGGTGACCGCTCCAGGCTGGTAGAGACCCACCATGATCTGGAACTGGTCGAAGGCGTTTCGATTACCGCGCGCCATGAGCGGCTGCACGGTGTCGAAGTTGGGGAATCCACCGCCTTGCTGGGCGCCAGGAGCCAGAGTGAGACCATCCAAGGAGGAATTTGGAACCGTCCCTGAGCCATCAAGGGCGGCGAAAACGTTATCGAGGAACATTCCTCCACAGGAGGGGGAGGCCATCTGCGGATTGAAGCTGAAGCGACTGTCTACCCCGGCAGAGGGTCGAACGACGTATTTGAGCGCAGCATAGTTTCCAAGAGAGCGCGCAGGGCCCTGTGCTCCTGTAGGTGAGCCGGAGGAAGTCGAACCGTAATTCGACCCACAGATGGATGCCCCCACTCCAGCGTTACCGACTCCGGTAGGCCATGCTGCCGAATAATTGACAAGATTAGTGCCTCCTCCAGCAGGAGTGATGGTGCCCGTGCCCCCGGTTGATTCATAAAGCCACCAGTTATTGTTTTGGACCAATGTGAAATACTGTTGATACGCCGATCCAGTGGCCACCCCGCTCATCATCATCTGGTAGTAGAAGGGCAGACAGCGGCGTGTCTTGGACTTCTGTACCGTATAGCTGGCGTTCTTCAACAGCGCCTGTGTGAGATTCTCGCGGTCGCGATTCCCGTTGGAATCCCAACCTTCCGTACTGCCATTCAGGATGGCAATGTCGTAAGCCCCGATGGCCTGGATTGCGTTGTAGGCAGCGGTCCCATTGGCAGCCGTGGTCCAGGCCGGGAATCCAGTCCCAGCGCTTGATCCGTAGCTTTGGTCTCCACCAACGAACACCCCCATGACACGGGGGAAGGCGAGACCTACTGAAACGACAGTGGTGTAGGCTCTATTTTTTGGCCCGAACCATCTTTGAGTCATGCGAGGCACTCCGACTTTGGTCTGCCTCAAGAGTCTGGATCTTCTTGCGCGCTCCTTCCAGTTGTTCGAGCAGTTGAGCCTTCTCCTCATCGAGGCCCCGGAGCCGCAAGGCCTGGCGACGGATCAAGGCAATGGCGTCGCGGATCTCATCTGCGAGCCATGCCTCGATTTTGTCGCTGTCCTTCACCCGTCGCGGGTGAGTCTTCACCATATCCCCCACGAGGCGCCTCTCCAGGCGCTCTGTGATGAGGTTGTAGTCAGCATCCGAGCCCTTTGCAGAGCCAGGAGGGGAGCCAACCATGCCGGCAGAGCCAGCCGATCAGGCCACTACAACCGTTGGAGGGTTCGGCTGAACGCTGGCGGTGAATGAGAACTCCGCGCCCCAGGCGGTAGCCCCAAGAGCGGTGACCGCCTGGGCGGCTGCCTCGTAATTACCCGCCGTGGTGACGCCGAGCGCCGCCAGGGTCACCGCGAGCGGATTCGCCGTGGCCGGGATCGTGGTCATGAAGGGATAGGTCCCGGCCGTGCCCGTTGAGGGGCGAACGCCCACATTGTAGGAAATGGCGGGAGCAGCCCCTGGAGGACTGTTGGTCGCGGGGACTACGGTGACGGAGGCCGATGCAACATTGACGGTAGGTGAACTCACGAGAATGATTCCTGAGTGAGGCGTTGAAAAGTCAGGGCCCACGGCAAACACGGGCCCCGTATGTGCGAATGGGGTCAAGAGACAGACTTCGCAGAAGGAGGGCGTAGATTGACTTCTTCTTCCTGAACATGCTTCAAAGCATCCTTCACGCAGAATTCAAAGAATTCTGCATCATGGATGTTGGTCAACATGGATGCGTCCGGCTGTTCAGGCACACCAGGCAGGAGCAGGATGTATGGATAGCCTTTTCCGAAGATATCCTCTACGAGTTTCTGGATCTGCGGAGCCATGATATCGGTGGCCCGAGCCAGGGATTTTTCATCCAGCACTTTGCTTACTCCTCGCGAATTCAGCCAGGACGCGATTGCGAAAACGAATGGCCTCGGCCTTGCTCATCGCGGGAGGCAGCTTACCATGGCGTCGATAGTAGTCAGCGGCAAAGAGCGCCATCCTGGCCGCCTGTTTGGCGGCCTTCACTTTTCTACGAATCCCCTTACGCATGAGCCTTGATCCTGCTCGGTGGCACGTAGAAAGGCATGGCGCTCCAGTCCCCCAGAGGCTCCTTCGGTGGCTTCTTCTTGCGCAGAAAGCACACCGGAATGTAGAGCTTGCCTGCCACCCCGCAATAAGTTCTTTCAATGGGATGAGAGATGCGATGGCACTGTGTGGGACCTGCGGTCCGAAAGCTTTCAATATTCGTTCCGCCCTTCATCTCAAGGGGACCCATGATGGTCACTTCATCCCCATGAAACCGGGAGCCAGGATTATGCACGATGGCGATCTCGCCCACTTCGAAGTTCTCACACATATTCCAACACCTTCTGGCCAGCAACAGCTTTGTTGATATCCGCGATGAGCTTGTCCAACTCATCAGCACGCGGCTTGGGCTTCTCGTGGCCATGGTACCTTTCCGCGTACTGGCGTAAGGCACGTGCGCAGGCAGCGGCATCATTTTTCCAGTCTGGCTCAAACCCGTGGAGCCGGACATAGATCTCATAGGCCGTAAGCCCGAATGCCGTGTAGGCGACACCATCCCACCAATGATATTGGCGAGAGCCAACCTGACGATTCAGAAAATATCCAATCCAGGCCAATGCACAAGCGGAGCAGAAAGAGTCAGTCGAAGCATCTGACTCAGGGACCGCTCCAGATTCGAAAAAAAAGTCAGCCGGATTGCGCTCGATGTGATCAGCCGCTTCCGTGATCGCCGTATAGAGATTGGTCATGATGCCTCGTCCTCCGCAAAGATGGGATGTTTGCCTAAAGTGGCCCACTTCAGATAGTGGGCACGAGTGGAGGGATGGAGCCGCTCCCAAGAAGGGCAATCCGTCCATCCCTTGAACTTCCGATCGTTCTCAAACAGCTTCCTCGCCTTGGTCTCGATGTCCTCGGTCATCGCGAGCCTCCCCGTGAAGTTGTTAACCGATAATGTACAGCTAACTAGACACGACGGGGTAGTACTTTCGACCCTGGCCAGGGGCAAGGAAGTCCCAGACGCGCCTGAAGCTGTTCCCACATCTCCCGCTCCGAGCAGAGCGCCTTGGCGAAGGACTTGCGTCCCCCAGAGATCGAGACACGGTAGCGCTCGGGGAGGTGGGTGAGCTGATGAGCGTCCCAGTCGCCCTGATGGTGGCCTCGACAGAGGAACATGGTGTGGAAGTGGGAGATTCTACGCCCACCATCGAGAAGGTGATGGAGTTCAAGATTTTTAACATTCCGAGTTCCTGTGGCCGCCAGGCACGCACAACATCCCATGGGGCGCATCATGTCAATGCGCGCCTGTTCCTCCTCGGTGGGAGGAGGTAGAGCAGTCTTCATGGGGAAGGCAGTGTAGCGCGAAGAGGAGAGCCCCGGTGCCAGCAACCCTGCCGGGGGCAGGTTTAGGAGGAGCACTGTGTGGGACAGATGCTCGCCCGCTGTGGCTGCGGGACTTCGGAAAGTCTAGTGGAAACCTACGATCTGTTTGCGGCTTTCGATCAGATTATTGGCAGCCTTCAGCGCTTCGCGCATGAGGCCGATGGCCTCTTCCTTGCGCTCCTTGGAGATTTTCTCGGTCAGGAGCGAGAGCGCCAATTCCAGCGTGGTCTTGTGATCGGCCAGCAGCTCATCGAGGGTCATCATGACTTTCTTTTCAGATTCGGGACGATGTGGACTTCGAGCTGTGGAACGGGATGCCGACATCTTTCGCATATCACGCTTCCATCACTGCGCAGAGCAAAGGTGTGATTCTGACAGCTGCAGGTGGCGCAGCCGCACACCCAGATCGTCTGTCCGGGGTGAGCCGGTACTTTCCGCAGCTCCGGTCGTGGCCCGCCAATCATCCTCGTACTCGTGACAAAAGCCACAGTAACGATACCGGATATCGTTTGGGTTGTAACTGCTACGCTGGCAGCGCGGACACGTGTACGATGGAGGGCTCAAGTGGGGATATCCTCCCAGCCCGTCACCTCCAGCTCCACGTGCTTATTGGCTTCTTCGAGGGAGTAGCGCATGGCCTCTTGAATGAGGGCTTTGTAACGCTGGAACAGCTCCGGGCGCTCATGCATGGGACGCGCTATGATCCGGGCGATCTCGTAACTATCCACCTTCTTACCCTCATCGCCGATCAGAACGAAGCGGGTCACCAGCTCGCTGCCTTCCGAGCTGAACACAATACGCATATCGGCCTGAGTGCCTATGGGCTTCGTACTCTCTTCAATCATTGCCATGACTCCTTCGGCTCCAGGCCCACTCCATCCCGATAGATTTCGCGTTGCTCACGGGAGATGTCAGCCGGGTCCTCACCCGCATCGATGCGGCGACGGATTTCGGCCTGGATACGATGGGCATCCTGCTCCAGATCTTTGGCCATCGCGCGCAGCACCTGGGGAAGCCATAGGGCATGGGAAGCCTTGCCATCCATGGCTGCCTGGGAGCCATACTTGCCATCCATGACGATGCATAGCACGCCTTTGGCCTCGCACTTGGCCCGAAACTCCTCCACAAGGCCTCTATAAAAGGCTGTGGCCTCTTCTTCTGTTTTCAACATCATGGGCTCCTTTGGAACATCCAAGGCTCGGTGCGGAAGGTGGGAACTACCTTGCCATTCTCCCATGGCTCCAGCATCAGGCTCGTACTTTGGAGCTGTGGCCCTTCAAAGAAAAGGACCTGAGCGCCCCGCTCGAACTTGATGCTGTGGATCTGCTCATGGGTCATGGAGTAAGTATCACCCGCCTTCCAGTTGTCCGTGGTGGGATACCAGAAAGTGGGCGCGTCATCACGGGAATGGACGTAGTCCAAGAGGCCGTTTTTGCCACACACCTGATTGATGGTGGAGATACACCAGGGCTCACAGAAGTCGCTTCCTCGGCGGAAGATCGTATTGTGTACCTGGCCTTTCAGAACAAGGCAGGTGAAGTCGAATCGGTGGCTGTGAGGCGTGATGAATTCCATGGTGGTACGTTCGGCGGAAAAGAGACGGACCTTGCCGAACTCCCCACCACCTACAAGATGACTCGTCAGCCCGGGAGCGATGTAGTTGCCCAGACGGTTGTGCTTCATGGGCTGGATCGCGGCCAGGATGGCGTCCAGATCCGGGTTCTTGATATCACGATCATTCATATGGAGTTCTCTTGACGCCTTCCTCCACAAACTCAATGGGCCCTCCTGTCAGCTGCCCCTTATCAATCACAGCCTTGAACGCTTTCCACTCCTCATTACGAAAGACCAGAGTCCCACAGTTCCCCAGGGACAGGGTGCCTTTACCTGCAAAGAGACGTACATGAGTATGGCCACCCAGGGTCTCGTAACGGAAACGGAACAACATTATTGACTCCCTGACTGTGGTACTTCGGGCATTGGCTCGAACCCCATCGCCTTGTCACGGCTGTCGATCGCGGCACGGAGCGCTTGGTTCTCGGTCCTCAGCCGCTCCACCTCGTTCGCCTCTGCGCTCGCGGCAGCCATTAGACGCTCGATGTCATGCTTGGCGTTCTGCAGCTCCTGCTGGTAGTTCGCCAGCCCTTCCTCGGCCAGGGAGAGCTCGCGGCGGAGATGGTGGCACTCATCGAAGAGGGCGCATGCATTGCGCCCTTGCTCATCTCGCTCAGCCTTCCACTGGCGGGAGCCGAGTGTGTATCCTCGCCACGCGCTGTAGTAGATCAGCCCAACCACTGAGAGCCCCAGCAGTGAACTCAGGGCGATCGCGCTCATGGCTTCTCCTGCTGGCCCGTCGTGGGGACAGAAAGTCGCGTATGTTCGGCGGCCAACGCTGCGCACAGAGTAGGGCATTCCCGCACAGCGGTATTGAAATACCACGCCAAGTCCTTTTCGTCGTCGTACCAGTATTCGACGAACAGCTTCACCAGCTTGTCGCGTTCCTCTAGAGGCGTCATGGCTCACCACTCACGGTTAGAGCGCGCATCTTGTCCGCCGCTTCCTTGGCTGCGTTCCAGATCCAATCGACCGGGCACATGCCAGTGTGGCCACGAGGAGAGCCGTCACACTCGTCAGTCCAGTCCTGAGTGTGGTGATATGACTTGCCCGCGCACGCGACCGCCGAGAGAATCTTGTCGATCTCCGGAACGCCGGTCTCGCCGAAACCGTAGTAGTAGGCGTTCATTCGTAGCTTTTCAGCCATGCTGATCTCCTGCGCTGTCAGGCTTCTCCTGAGTCGAAGACGACGGGGCAGCGTGTATCGAGAGGGGATGTACGTACCGCCCCTTCAGCTCGCCGTCCACTTCGATGTTGATTTTGTAGCGCAACGAACGACCCCAACGGCATTGCGTGATGTAGATACCGGGGATTCGGTCATACCAGCCGTCTGGACCTCGCTCCTTGCGTGGTCTCAGATACTCGATTTTGTCGCCGAACTGGAAAGATTTCATGACACGGTTACTTGGAGTCTTGGTCCACAATCACGGCGCGGACCTGCGGGTTGCCGACGATCCTGAAATCCTGCTCGCGCATGCCGGTTCTGAGCTTGCCGATAGCTGATTCGGCAGCTTGCTTGTAGACCTGATCCAACTGGCAATCGCTGCCCCATGCGCCGAGGTTGGATATCTCCACAGTCACCGTGACCGTGGCGCCTGCTCTATGACTCATGCTTCTCTCCTGCGCTGAGAGAGCTTCTCTGGCGTTCGTCTTCGGCTTCCAGAACGCGCCGAGCAGTCTGTAATTGGAGCTTTATCCCTTTCTCCAGTGCGTCAAGTTCCTTGAGCGAGATACCAGCCGGTATTTCCAGCTTCGCTACAGCGCCCGGGCCAACAGACCATTGGAAGTAGACGTTCATGGCTGTTCCGGTGTTGCGCTGACGGCGTTTCTAACTTCCCGCCTCTCGTCCTGCATCCTAATCATCGCGTCGCGGAAATCCCGCTGCCGCTTGACCTCGGCCAGCACGAAATCAGGTGGCAGGGGAACGGTGGTGGACTTGAGAGTGCCTTCACCGTCGCTCGTGGCGAGCCACATCCGCCCTTCGGCGTAGTCATCGAACACGTGGCCCATGTGCTCGAAGTAGTTGATGCGCCAATTGTTGAAGGGCTCCTTCTCGCCAAACCCAGAGCAGAAGTAAGCGATGCGCGCTGAGTCGGTGCCGTCTCTGTTCCACTCATCGACAGTGCAACCGTACTTGCCGCCGCGACTCTGCGGCTCCAACTCAGCGAGCGCGAGCGCCTTCGTGCGGTCCGGGCCGCAATAGACCGGATACTGGCCGCCGTTGAGCCAACCCCAGCGATAAGCTGTCACGAGATAGAGTTTAAGATCCTCATAGGGAATCGTGTCAGGATCTGTTTCCATGCTTATCCCCTTGATGGTCAGCGCTTGAGTTCCCGCTGAACGCGGGCCTGCTCATGTGCCAGTAGGATTGTCTAGGATCAGAGAGAAGTCAAGCGCGAAGTGTTGGATCGGGGAGAAGGGGTCGAACCCTCGTTATCTGGTCCAAAGCCAGATGTCCTACCGTTAGACGATCCCCGAGAAAATCACCTCGATCGTATAGGCCGTGAGCGGCCGGTTCGGTTTGCCATCAGGGCGAAGGGGGCGGACCTTGGATGTCCTTCGATACTCCGTGAGGGCCCCCTGAAGGGTCTCAAACTTCAGCGCCTCATCCTTGTCCTTCGTGCCCACGATCTCCCCGCGTCCCCATCGGAAGTCCGGATCATAGGCTTTGACATAGAGCCCATCGAGGTCAGACTCCTCCCCCGTGGCGAGCCCGACCATCTTCAGGTAGTAGCTCATATGTCAATCCTTGAGCACATAACGGATGGCCAGTTCGGCCATCTTCGGAATCGGCCGAAATCCGCACCAGCGGCGGATCGTCCGCTCCGACTTCCCCAGACGCCGCGCCAACTCCCGCTGACTCATCCCCCTCAAGTCCAAAAGCCGTCTGAGATCACGAGCCGTCATAGTTCTATGTCAATCATGGTCCCATGATCTCCTCTGCCCAGGTGTAACTCCCATACTCCCCCCGTCCTCTCCCAGGCCGCCAAAAGCGACTCCACCGCAACCCGATCCGCCCCTTCCAAAAAAGCCCACAGGTTCGGCTGCGCAATCCCCATCCTCCGAGCCGCCTCCGCCTGGCTGATCCCCTCCTCCCGTATCCACTCCCGGATCACCCGCCTGATCTGACCCATCATCTGATCCTTGGTACCCATAAAAGGCCTTATATCATTTTGATATTGGATGGGGAATGGGGCCCCTGTAGGCCACTGTAGCGGTGTAGCAGTCAGGACGGGGATGGCCCTGGGCCGGGACTGAGGGGTCTTCTGGGACAGAAGGGGGGCTATAGGCCTCAGAAGGGCAAGAGGGGGTGGAGCGCAGATGGGACCCGGCCAGGCCCCGCCATCGCGCTCCCCCGGGGGTGGGGGTCGGCCCAGTCCTGGCCAGGACTAGCCAGGCCCAGGGCAATAGGCCTAGTCCAGGCCAGTCAGACGAAGAGAATCAAGAGGTTATGATTTAACATATGATCCATTATACGAAGTTCGTGCTCATCCTCGGGCCTGGCTGATCCTTCGCGGGCCTTGGCCCAGGCCTGGCCGGGAAGGGCCTGGAGCCCACCCCTTCCTGGCCCTGTACGGCCCCCTCCTGGCCCTGTACGCGATCCTAGGCCCTATCCCATCCCTTGGGCCTGGTCCTGCCCATCCTCCTCCTTCCTGCCCTGATCCTGGCCTATCTGGCCTGATCCAAGAGGTGTAGGAGTCGTTGCAGGCTGCAATAGAGCATGGAGGCTTCGTAGAGGGCGTTGGGGGGGAGTTTGGGATGGTGGCTGAGGTGTTCCAAGGTGGGTTGCCAGGTTTTCAACTCTGTCGCGAGCCTGCGCAACTTGAGGCGTTCCACCTCGGTGAGTTTTGCATCGATCCTCATCCTTCACCCCCGTCTAACCCTTGAGCGGCCGTCTTGTCGCCCGTCCGTCAACCCCTCGTCAAGCCATCCAGAACATTAAGAATTGTCAAGACCCATCCAATCATGGACTTACGTCACAAAATATTTCGTACATCCCCCTTTGACGTTGTACAGATACAGAGTAGGATACCTCTCACTGAATTGACATACCGACCGACCCCACAGGAGATATGAGCCGTGGAGATGATCACCCCGAAACTACGTCTTGCCGTGCTCGCCACCTACGCCCGTGCTGCCCGGCAAGCCAACCCCATCCGTCCAGAAAGACAGGCAACCGCCTGGGCCTTTCGTCTGAATCGCTTCCGTATCCGCTGGTAACCACATAGGACACACGCACCATGTTCACCTACCTCGCTTGCCGATGCCTCGTGACGCACGACCAAGCCGGAAATCCGGTTCCCGTTTGCCCCTGGCATCGCAACCCCATCGCCTCGGAAACCTTTATCTTCGTTCCCGCTGGCTCCCTGATCAGCCAGCTGGACCATACGTATCGCGTTCTGAACGTGCATTGCGACGTCGATGACGACTTCGTCACCGTTGACGAGGACGGCACACCCCTAAGCTTCTGGAAGACGCGCGCCATGCGCTTCACGGACAAGCCCGTTCTCTCCGGACGTGATTTCCTTGTCTGCCCGGATGAGCACACCAAAAAGGCTCTGTGCATGTTCGTGGGCCATTCGAACTATCCGGTCGGTCTACTCGCCAGCAATGCCTCGTCCGAAGTAAATGATTCGCTGCGGATGCGTAGCCTCACCCTTGAGGCATCCCGCTCCTACCTCGACCCAAAAGACAAGGCCCACGGCTACTACCTTCCCATCGCCGAGCGGTACATAGAGCGCTATCGCGGTCGCCGCTACAGCGAACCCCTCACCACCATCGTCACCGTACCATAGGAGTGACTCTCTAGGATGGGCCTGGCAAGGGCTCAGACCCATCCGTGTACGGTCATCAACCCCGCAACCATAGGAGCATTGAGCCATGGCCCGCTGCGCCTCCGTTGAAAACCTGCTCGCTATCAAAGATGTAACGCCCGAGATAGCGGGCCTGGACAAGCAACCGACAGTCAAACAGATGAAGAACCGGATGCACGCCGGTCACCGCGAATGCCTCACAGCGATTCGGGATGGGAAACAGATCGGTCGCCCCGGGATCACGGCCGGTGAGATTCGCGGTTATCGCGTGATATTGGACACCTTGCGCCGTTGGGGCGCCGTGAATGACGCCGGGCTGACCGACATCGGTCGACAGTTACTGTCCTGACCATCAATGAGTACGCCTAGCGTCAAACAGATGAAGCAGCGAATGCTCCCGGCGCATTGGCTGGTGCTGGAAGTTCTGTCCGGGTCGAAAGGAGAATTCCAAATGATCACGCATCTAACGTTCGTCGGGAGCGCCGCTGGCTCACCATACTGTGGTGAACCACGTAATAGCACGGACAAGTATGTACACGGCATGTTTGCGCCGTTGCACAGCAAAGAATTCCGTGTGACGGCTTGTAAGAGTTGCCTGGCTCAATATCTGGATTCGTTCGATGCTGATGAGTCATTGCCGGAATGGGCGGATGAATTGGGCCCCATACAACTCGGGCTATTTACAGGCGAAAAGGAGTAAATAAGCACCATGCCACGCATCACCGCAACCCTCCTTACCGCAGAGGATAGCGAGACGGGCCTGACAGGCCTGATCGTTAAAGGCCTGCCACGACCCATGAACGGCACGACGAACACCGCTACCGAAGGGCTTCTCATCGCGCACGACCTGATTGAACATGTAAACGGCGTGCAGCACATCGGCACCATCAATGATGAGCTGGAGGCTTTGGGCGCTATGTGGTACGTGCGCGGCCAACATGGCGATCTACACCGTAATCGGTTGGCCGCTGAATACTCCGTCGAGGACAATATCGCCGCCGATGTGGTGCAAATGTTCACCGATCACATATTCGGCTCCCCGGTTGATTACTACGGCCGCGTCGGTCGCGACTGCGAACGCCAACACACGCGCGCCTGTAATGCCGATGAGGCGCTGCGGCTAATCATGCGCATTGCCGCCGACGAGCAACGCCGGGAGTTAGGTAGCTACGCCGCGCAAGCCAAAGCCGGCGCGATGTGGCCCGCCTATGCCGCCCTGTGCCTGGATCTCATGCGCACGGGCTACCGCAAGGCCTATCGGCGTTGGGAACGCCACGGACGCTTTGCTGCCAACAATGCCTTTTGGGAAATCGCCTATGCCGTCGATCCGTACGCGAAACACTGTGAGTATGTCGGCCAGCGGTTCCAGCTGACCTATGACAGTCGCGCGGAGAATGGCGAACGCGCCACCTGTGTTGCACTGGACTGGTAACCATTTTTAGGAGTCAACGCCCATGCCTTTCTGTAACACCACCAAACGAGCCATCAACGCCCAAGGTCAATTCGTCGCGGATCTTGAATCCGCATACGAACATCATCCATTTCCCGACTATCTGGAGCGGCTTGAGAAGGAACGCGCACGCTTGGAACGCATGCAACGATATGAGGGCGCGTGGATCATTCATCTAACGTTCATCCTCACCTTGGCAGGCATCTTGACGGCCATCTTTCTCCTGTAACAACCAACCATAGGACTCACGCACCATGGAAACCATAGCAGCTCACATTGCCAGCCTTGTGACCGCTCGCGACAACTGCATCGCCTCCGGAAATACGGAATGGAAACTACGCCATGAGCGGCTCCTAACAGCGCTCGCTACAGAGTACCTTCCATCGGGTAGCGGTTGGGATCTGGGCACCACAATTGATCTGGACCGCTCCAGTGAGGATTGCCTCATTTTTCAGGGCCAATATCATCATATGAACAGTGACGGTTTTTATGATGGCTGGACGCGTCATGAAATCTGGGTCCGCCCGCGTTTTGAGGGGTTCAACATTCGTATCACCGGACGCAATCGGGCCGATATCAAGGAGTATCTGCACGAGCTATTCGATGTGGCCCTACGTCAAGCCCTAGATCTTTCATTGTACGAACAGGAGCCACGCAAATGAACGAATTACGCGAATGGAGCGGATCACCTGATCCGCGAGACCCTGACAACTACTGGATTGACGAGGCAACCAACGAACGCGTTAACGCCTCAACTGGAGTGCGTACGGCGCTTACCCCGGCAGACCTCAAAGAGATTGAGGAACAATTGCAACGGGCCGAGGCCACGGGCCTTGCGCGCTGCCCCGACTGCGGCATGCCCACAATCCCCGATCATCAGGGCCTAACGGAAGATGAGATGCGCTGCGATCAATGCTATCGCCACGATGAGGTAAACGAGCGCGAGTCAACGGTCGCTCGGGAGCGCCGGAACGCTCCCGATGCGGGGGACGACAAAGAAAAGACTTGACGCCTCTCTCTGTACCTGTACAATCACTGTCGCACGCATAGGAGCAATCGAGCCATGCAATACACGCCTCAGACCGATATCGGATTCGTCCACGCCGTTCACTACCGTGATGCCATGATTCGCGCTTGGGCCAAGCGGTCGGGCCACATGAGAAAAAACGGCGCCATGTCCTACCGACCCGAGGAATTGCCCGACTACATCGATCCTCCGACCAATGAGGATCGCTCGCGCGCTGAAGTCCTGCTCTTCACACTGCGCCCCTTGCCGTACGGAGTATCCTACACGGCCTATCTGTCATCTGACTCACCTCGCATCGTCACTTGGATGGGCGACACGCTAGCCACGGTGACATGGATCAAATATCGCGAAGCCGCCTATGGCCGCTGCAGCGGGGGCGGCTCGTTCTGGGCTCGTGGCATTGATGGGCGCATCTACTACGGCACTCACAACGGCCGTGGCATGTATTGCCGTATGCGCCTGGCCAGGCATCAGCCCACATCCGAAATAGCGGCGCGCATGGCGCGCTCGCTGGCCCGCAAGCAACCGTAACCTCTTTCATCCACCGCATAGGAGTCATTGAGCCATGCCGAAGCCTGAACCCTCACCGCGCGAAATTGAGAAGCGCCGCTCCATGGAGCGCAGCCAGGCGCGCGAGACCAAGTATGCCGCCACTCACGGGAAGCGCCCCGATCCACGGCAGCAACCCATGGGCCATATGATCTTGGCCGCAGGTCCGCTGTAGGAGCCTTACCGTCATGACATTCGAGATTAGCCTTTACGTCAACTCCATGAAACTGGCATATGAGCCAGTGATTGGGCGGCGCACGGTCTACATCACGCTTACCCTTGGCAAACGGACTCTCTGGCTACAGCGTTGGGAATCGGAGAGAAGTAGCAAAAACCGCAAACCGTTTGCCTTCTCTCGCGACAAACGCATGGCGTGGACTGCAGGAGTCAGATAATGGACCCGATAGCCACATTGATGAGCGTAGAGCGCAACATTACGGCCGGGACCTACCGCGTAGCCCTAGACTATCTCCTGGCCTACTACCAATGGCGCGTTCGTGGCGGGCTCGAACCGACAGACGGCGACGCCATTGCGGAGCGATTCGCGCATCAGATACAAGACGGACTCGAACAGGCGTATTGACACTCTAGGATAGGCCTGGCCAGGCCGGACCTATCCGTGTTCTGTCAGTGCTACTACATACATAGGAGATAACGAGCCATGTCCACTCTCATGCAAGCCTCTCGTCAATGGGCCACGCGTCCGAGCGATCAACGTTTCACCTCACTCCTTGAGCTGCAGGCAGCGGTGGAGGCAAGCCACAGCTACTCAAAATCCGTAGTGGTGCCGTCGCGCTCCATTACGGTAATGCCGGAAGGCACTGACCACAAAAGCCTGGCTGTGGTCGGGGCAAACGGCGGGATCGTGTACCCGACTCACTGGTCATTCGGCCAGCTGTCGGGCCTGGCAGGCGCTCCAGCGGGCTACCTGCGCAAGCTGCCCGCCGAAATCGCCGCCGACAATCTCAACTACGGGCTGAAAGTCGCTCGCGACGCGCAAGACGTTGGCGTGCTGCTGTACAAAAATGGCGGCGCCCCGGAGTTGCGCGCGGCCACGGGGCCGGCTTACGGACGCATCTGGAACAAAGATATCGTGGGGCCTTTGGTGCAGCGGTTCGGAGATGGCCGCACGGGTGACTTTCGCGTGCCGGGAGAATTCGGCAAAGCCGTTGATATCACCAAGCAAAACACGACGCTCTTTGCCTCAGACCGCGATATGTTCGTGTTCCTGGCCGATGAGGAACATCGAATCGTGATGAAAGGCCGCAGACCCGGCGAGTCCGGCTCGCTCGCTCGTGGCTTCTTTGTGTGGAATTCTGAGGTGGGTTCCTCCACGTTCGGGATCGCGCTCTTTTTGTTTGACTACGTTTGCTGCAATCGCATCGTATGGGGCGCGCAGCAGTATCAGGAAATCCGCATTCGCCACACCGCGAGCGCCGCGACTCACTTGGAAGAGCGCGTGATTCCCGCGTTGGATGAGTATTCCCGCTCATCTACCGCAGGGGTGGAGCAGGCCATCGCGGCAGCACAACGCAAAAAAATTGATGACTTGGATAAATTTCTGTCGGCTCGCTTCACGCGCCCGCAAGTGGCGGCCATCAAGGCGACCCACATGGAAGAGGAGAACCGTCCCATCGAAACGTTATGGGATGCAACCACGGCCGTGACCGCTTACGCCAAGGGTATCCAATGGCAGGATGAGCGCGTAAAGCTTGAGCGCGAGGGCGGAAAGATCCTTCAGCTAGCTGCCAACACACTCCCAAACCTGGCGCAGGCTGCATTGGATGGTGACTTTGAGGTGATTGAGGAGTAAGGAGTTTCATCAGGCCCATGGGGAACCGTGGGCCTTTGTGAGACCCCTACATTTTAAATAACCCAACCCTTCGGGAGAACAACATGACACAACAATACATCGAGATTATTCAAACCTCACCGAAAGGAGTGGAGCATGCATCCTGTCTGGAGCTGGACAAGGAAACCGGCCAGTTGCGAGTGATCGGCGTGCTCACGCACTGCTATCTCTTTCGCCCCAAGATGGCCCGGGATGCGATTTTGCTGGCCACTTGGGCCAAAAAGTTCATGGAGAAATCTCAGGATCTGACACTCCAGCAGCATGCCGTCGCTAAGACGCTCCGGGCCTGTCGGCCCCCCGTGACAGCGGGGACGAACGTCATTCCTGATGATAACGCCCGCACAGCGTGGTATGACATGGTAACGGCGTGCATGAAAGGGTTGGAAGTCGATACGAAAGCCATCCGCGAGTTCTGTGACATTGCGGGGGTGCCGGGATCATGATGCTCCTACGTATCGCGCTGGCGATCCTCCTTGTGGCCATCTGGCTGGCTTTCTGGATGGAGCGCCGCTGAATTGAGTTTTGTCGAGTTCTCTGTACACTGACAGGGGTCTCTTTTACCTATAGGAGGAAGGAACAATGAACTCAGTGACTTCAGTCAAGAGCTTTTCCAAGGCGTATCTCGTGAGTGCCATGGAAACCTTTGCCAACCGGCGACCGATGATCGAGCGACGTGACTACCCCTCGCTTACTGCCTACTGGCGGGCGCAGAGAAAGGCAGCCCGGCACAAACATGACGCGCGTGCGCTATTGCGCTACATCGAGCGCCATCCGGAGATCACCGTGGATCACCTCGTCAACGGAAATTCTGCGGCCGGATTGCCTTTGAGCATGGCTGATGGGGTCGTGGATCACTCCCCGGCCATAGGCCAGCGCTTCGGTGAGGTATTCCGGGGAGCGGTCTGCCGTGCGGCGGCGGCGGCGATCTGGGAGAAGGCTTACAGCGAGAATTCCCGTGCAGCCTTCAAAGAGTCTGTTCTGGAGGCCCTGGCGAAGGATCTGGGCCAGGGACTGGTATCTCGACACTTCAGCGAGCTGTAAGCCCACGATGAAAACAAGCCGCGGGAGCCGTTCGCTGTATGAAGGCATTGCCGAGACCATGCGGCTCAACTGTCCGGATGAGCCCGAAAGGACGGGGGCGTACGGCCAATGGGAGCAGGACTGCAAAGCGTTGGCGGCTTTCTTTGCAGCCGGCTCCCGTGCCTTTGACACGGAACTCTTTCTGCGCAACTGTGGGGTGAAGTCTGAAGCGCGATCGCGCATATGAGAAATTGGTGGGGACAGAAAATCAAGGAAAGGAGCGCACAGCTGGCCATCATCCGCCATCTGACTACTGACTTACGGACTACTCCCCCCACGAAGTGCTCGTGGTGGGGAAAACTATTGAGGAGGATCATTCGTGCCAAAACTACGACTTCCGTTGAGCGACCACGCCGACCCAGCGGCGCTGAAAATCCTGGGGACCGTGGCCGCAGCCCTGGTGAGGCGCCTCGCTCCGCAGGCGCCGCTGCCGATCACCCTGACAATTTCGAGGGCGGAGTTTGAGGCCAATAAAGGCCTTATGTTGGGCGGGAGACTGGACACAGACAGTCAGGTCGTGATCCTTTCCCTGGAAGAGCGTGACAGCGCAGGAGAGCATAGCCGGCAATGAAAATCCTGTTGGTCTGTGGTGGCCGCAGATTCGGCGTGGAACGGCATCGCAATAATGGCGCACTCACCCTCAAGGCGCAGCGCGAGCGCGTCTTTCTGCACCAGACATTGGACCACCTCTACGTGGAGCGCGGGTTTACCCATCTGATGCATGGGGATGCGGATGGGGCGGATAGCGTTGCGGGAGCCTGGGCCCGTGGCCATGGAGTGCCGGAAGTACGCGTGCCGGCCAATTGGGATTTCTACGGCACCAGCGCTGGCTTTCGACGCAACATCGCGATGGCGGAGATGCTGACGAAGCGCTCGAAAGATTCTGACTTTGTGGTGGCCTTCCCTGGGGGTCGTGGCACGGCCGATATGATCATACGGGCTCGACGAGCGGGCCTGGAAGTGATTGAGGCTTGCGACGCGTCACAGGAACCTCCAGATAGGGCACGAGAGAGCCATCCCGCCGATAGATCTTTGTAATGATTCCATAGCGGTCGTGAACCTGACGGAGCTTGTTCCTTTTCGTCGGGGTCATGACCCCTGTGGCATCGATGAGTTCCAGATACAGAGGGGCACTCGCTGAGCCCCAGGGGCGGGCAACCAAGAAATCCGCCCGGTACGTCACGCCCCCCTCAAGATCAAAAGGAATCTGCCTCGTGAACCAGAGCACGGTACCGGCCCTCCATTCCAGATCCAGATCCTGGGCAAGACGCGCTTCCAGCTTGCTGGCGTACTTGCGACCCAGGTAGACGAAGGGCTCGTTGTGATATTTCGCTGTCGCCTCACCCCGCGCTACCGCCCTCATCTCTTCACGAAGCTCTGCCAGTGAAGTGGTGGGTGTTCCTTGGATTTTTTGCAAATCTTTCAGGGTCCAGCGGGGCATTTGAATGCCTTGCGAAGGGGCTCCAGTTCCTCTCGCTCATACGACTCAATTGCCGCATCGAGGGCAACCCGGAAGTCATTCCCCTGCATCCGGTTCACGAAGTGACGCCAAGGGCCCATGATTCCCCACCGAGGCGGGCGTCCAATGGTTCCATCCCAGTGACTATCAAAGAAATGCTCCGCGAGCCACTCCAAGCGCTCCGTATCAGTCATCCCCTTTCCCAAAGCTTGTGATGCCTTGGGCCTCCAGCGTCTTGCGCGCCATATAGTCCTCCCGCTTCAGGCGATCGTATTCGCGCAGGATCGAGATCATCCGGCTCAGGAAGGCGGGAGACTGCAGTAGGTTCCACAGCTCAGTGCGCACAATCTCCCGCAGCCGCTCCTCACCAATCATCGCTTCTTTCGGCGTCGCCGCCTTCGTCTGTCCCTGCGCGTTCAGGATCGGAATGAGGATGTTGTTGCTGCTCGTCGAAGGATTTGCCATGGGCCTCCAGTCTTGCCCGGAACGTGCGGGCCTGGTGAACGCGCTCATCATACTCGTGTGTCCCGGGTTCGAAAGAGGCTTGTGTGCGGGCTTCGTAGGCCTTCAGGAGATCCCAGAACGTGCGGGCCCCTGAGCGTAGGTCCTCCTCCCATCGTCTGGCACATCGGCGCTCCATGGCCTCCATATGAGCTTTATCGCGGTCCTCATTCATGCGGAGGTTTCCAGTTGAGAGCGGCTGATAGGCGATGCGCGTGAGACGAGGCCAGATGCAAGCGTGCCACCTCCCGGCCACAGGTCGGGACATAGCAGTACAGCACGAGTTCGGTCTCTGAGACCATCTTCACCCGCAAAGGGGCATTGGCATGGCACCTCGGAGAGAGCACGGCGGGGAAATCGCCACATAGATCACAACCACTCATGAAGGAGCATTCCAAGGCGTGAGCCCCTGTTGCGCGATGGCCTCCAAGAGAGTCATCAGGATCAGCCACAAGACGAACGTGGGCCAGCGCTTCGAAAGGTTATTCATGCAGAACAAAGCGACGACGGCGCCGAGACCTGATACCCAAAGGTATCCGTAATGCTGGTAGTAGACCGCGCTAAAGGCTTCGATTGACATGTTGACATACTAGTCTATGTACCTGTACATTGCCAGCCCCATGAGAGAGCTGATTGACATGATCTTGAATACGCCCGAGCGATTCGATCGGTCGCGGCTTCCGTGTTGCCTGATTGGTTTATGGGAGGAGGTGATTGATGAGCATGATGAGTTCCGAGGAAATCGAAGCCCTGCCACAGATTCTGAAAGAGGCGATCCTCGGCGGGATCACCCAACGGCTGGTCAAAAGCTTGGATCTGATCAAGCTCCTCGCCTTTGGCAGCTCCGAAAAGATGGAGCTGACCCTGATCGTGCGTCACAAGGACTTCGGTCCCAGAGGCGCCGTCGTAACCGAGGACTCCGCTGACCCGGAAGTCCTGTGCGAGCTGATCCGCAGGATGCTGAAGGCCCCCAAGGATCGCGATCCGGGTATCGATCAGTACACCGAGAACGGGGAACGGGTGAAGCACCAATGAGCCTGACCCATCAGGAGCTACTCGCCCTCTTTGCGGCCGAGCTGGACCCCCAGGTGGACATCGTGGCCTGGCACATCCAAGGCGATCCGGATTCCCTTTTCAAGGCTGGAGTGGCCATCGGCTGGGCCATGGGCAAGGGCCTCTCGCCCCAGGAGGCCTCAGCCTTTCAGGAGTTCGTGGCGAGGAATGAGGCGTGAAGAGGGGAATTTCGGAGGGAACGAACCCCATTCCCAGAGTATGGAAACTCTAGGATGAGGAGTGCTCTCCAATTTCGGAGCAGGGACAGGACTGTTTTCCCTGACGCGGTTCTCTTGGATGGCACAGGCCGCCATTCCATCCTCGGGCCACCGCTTTCACTCGGCCCTAGGCGACTGTGGATGGATTCCCCCAGTGTCGCCTTTTTGGGGTCCCCGTCCGTGGCTGGTGCCTGGTCAAGCGTCCCAGGACGGGGGTAAACGGTTTCTTGGTGGCGGGCCCGTTTTCATGCCCCATGACCTTTCGTGTACCGGACGACCGGGAACACGACTTGCGAGGGAGACAAGTTCCAGGGGAAGATACTTCTGGAAATCGTCGGTAGGAGATTCGCGTCGTGCTACCGATAACGGGCCCGGTGAGCTACCAACTCAACCGGGCCCATTTCTTTTGTACGCCTGAAGCGGGGCGGTTGGCAATGGGGAGGTTTTAACATGCCGATCAGTCGAGAGGATCAGCGCGAGCAAGCCCGCATGGATACGCTGGTTCTGCTGCGAAATCCCCGGGGTGAGTAGGTCATGACGAAGGCTATGGTTCGAATCCACCCTGTCCCGCCAATTCCAACACGGGGGAGTAAATGAAAAAAACCTTTCCGCACATCTATGGGCCTTCCGAGGTAGGTCATGGCGAGGCCCAGTGTGTCTTTTGCTTGGGGACCAACCGGGAAAATGCCATTCTCGATCCCAACCACTGTGAGAAGTATCAGGAGTACTACCTCTATACCGTGGAACGGTCCCGCCCGCGGGTGGAACAATTTCTGATTGAGAAATATGGCACCGTCACATGGACGGCGGAACAGGTGACCGATGGCGCGCAGCTCATGGCCGTGACCATGATGGCTGCCTGGTGTGCCGAGCGCGCCTTTGATCCGGAGCCCACGGCATGAACTCTCTTTGACATCCCCTCTCTGATCCTGTACAACAGCCCTCTGTTTTTAGGGGAGGCTTTTTCAGATGCAAATCATTGGCAAGGGCGGCCACAATGAGTATCTCGTTTCCGCATCCGAGGAAGAGTTGGCTCAGATCGCAGGCTATAACTACTCATTCCCGTCTGGGGAAAGACCCGAGGTAGGCCGCAAGATCGCTGTGAGTCGGCTGTGGAATGCCCTTCAGGTTGAACGCTCGCGGCCTTACAAGCTCAAGGAGATGGCCGAACAACTGCGCTCCGTGGCCAAGTCCGTGGATGCAATCAATGAGGCGCTGGAGTGTCCGATCATCGGAGACAAGCCATGAGTGCAGGGGATGGAGATAAACGGAAAGTCTCTACCGATGCGCTGGAAACCCTGGGCACGATCATCGGCCCTGATGAGAAGCGCGATGCCATCCACCTGGCCGTGGAGCCGGTTGTTGCCAGGCAGGCCCTGAGCCCCGGCGATCACGTCACGGCGGATGGCTTCTATGCGCAGCCTGGAAGCGATAATGCGGTCGGAATCGTAGATCCATTTCTCAGGCAGGATGTGGCACCTGGCCAACGTTTCTGGCTCGTGGTGTATCCCCGTCAGATCCATTCTTTGCGACATGTTTGGACTCATCCGGCTTTTCCCGATGCCCCGGACCTGACTGATCTCAAAGAAGTTCAGTCTCATGAGGAGGAGCGGCGCAAAGCCTCTGAAGCATGGCTTCGAAACTTCTGTGCGCATGCTGATTGCCCAGGATATGAGGCCGTTATGCGGGTACTGCAGGCATGCGCAGACGTTGATGAGACAGAAGGAGAATATGGCTTCGGTTGTCATGAGTACTCGCATGAGTACCTGCACTTTGCAGGATATGATGCCCATGGCGAGATTCCACCCTCCTTCTGGGATCATGCAGAGATCGTGCTTGGGCGTAAACTCCATAAGCGGCCCACTTATTTTTCCTGTTCGTGTTGATTTCATGGGATAAGTATCCATGACCAAAAAAGATGTGTTGCTCGCCTATCACGAGTTTTCTCATGCGGTGGTGCGGGCTTTGAATGAGGCGAAGGTCGCCACGCCCTGGGACGAGTCCGAGACCGCCGTGGCGGGCGTGATGGTGATCGTAGGCACGAAGGAGGCCGGTGCCCCGCTCGGGGGAAGCTTGAATTTTGATCGGGAGACCGGTGTTTGGTCTATTGATGATATGCCCTCTATGGGACAGCCGTTGGAAGAGTAATCCCATTTCCTCATCGAAGGAGAACCCTACCCATGAAGTATGTAATCGCGATCGCCCTCCTCACCCTCTCTGCGGTGGTTCACGCCGAGACGATCACCCTCGGCTCTGAGGCGTGTACAGCCACAAACCTGTGCTTCAACGTTCCGAACGATGCCGGACTGAGCATCAGCATTTCAAATGCGACGCAGTATGGCCGATTGATCATCTACATCGGTAACGAGATGTACGACTCTGGGTTATGGGCCTATCCCAACCTGGCCAACGCGACCCTCTATGACGCGCTCGGCAATCCGCTGCAAGTCTCGATCAGCTTCACGGTCGTGCAGAAACCGTGCGTACGCGAGGGACGCGCGACGGTGTGCCCGCGAATGGTGACATTGAACGGAGGCACGCTGACGACGCCCTGAGTACATGTTGGCCGAGCGGATCCACTTTTAGCAACAAGGTACCTGCAATGAACAAGATTCCGACCATTTTCATCCGCGACATGAGCCGGCAGCCGGCGCTCGTGACGCCTGAGTGGCATCCGGACTGCCTGTGGGTGCGAGATGGCCATGGCATCGCCACTCGCAAGTACGACGGCACGAGCTGCCTCGTGCGCGACGGCAAGCTCTACAAACGGCGCGAACTCCGGCCCGGAGACGTGGCCCCGCCCGATTTTGAGAGCCTGGGAACCGATGAGAACACCGGCAAGACGGTCGGTTGGGTACCGGTCGGAGATGGCCCGGAGGACCGCTGGCATCGCGAAGCGATCACCAACGAAAACGTACTTCCCTACAATGGCACGTACGAGCTACTCGGGCCAAAGATCCAAGGGAACAAGGATAAGCGTGAAGTGCATGTTCTGCAGGCTCATCACATGGCCCGCACCTACCCACTTGCGCCGCGCACGTTCGAAGGTATCAAGGCGTTTCTCGAAGAGAACGTTATCGAGGGAATCGTCTGGCATCACCCTGACGGCAGGATGGCAAAGATCAAGCGCCGCGACTTCGGCCTGAAGTGGTGAGCAACATGTCACCGGACAGTGGGCCCGCGTTCGCGGCCTTGAAGTCCTTCAAGCCGTGGAACAAGCGATGAGCATCAAAGTCGAGTGGTTCGATAGCGGGCGCGAGCCGCAATGCGCTCCGGATCCGGACTATCCGAAGGGCAAGGATCTGGACATTTCGGACGGCTCCAAGAGCTGTTGCGCCCAACTCCCCTATCCCGCCAAACGCTGTGGCTACTTCGTCGTCGCGTGTTCGAAGTGCGGGATGAGCGTCGCTGTCACGACTGCCGGCCGTCCCGATGATCCGCGTTCGCTGCGCATGCCCTGCAAGGAAACCCTCCAATGAGCAAAGAAGCTCTCTCTGCAGAGCAGGGAAGCCGGTTGCTGTCCAAGATCCGCCGCGCCGTCGCCGATTACATGGCCAGCGAGGGTTGCTCGTGCTGTCAAAACACTCCGGCACACGAAGAGGCGGCTGCGCGCCTCGGTAGGTTGCTGTGGGTCCCAGAATACGAGGATGGCTCGGGATATGACTTCGCGCAGTTTCGGACACCGACCAGAAAGGCCAAACGACGATGAATGAGACCATCCAGAGGTTAGGCGAAGACATCGCCTCGGAAGTGATCCAGTACATTGATCGTCACTATCGTGGAATGTGGGATCGCGCGGAGGTCAGCGCCAAGCAAGTCCTGCATGCCGTGATCGTCCAAGCCGTAACGCGGCGCGTCTTTGTGACAGGTGAGCAGGAGACGCCCAGTGGCTGATCTGACATCGGACCTGCGCTCCTCGGCTGTCATCAGCGACTGTGGCTTGTACCGATACGCGCTGACACGCGAGATCGATCAAGACTTCGATGATCCGGCCTATCATGGCGGCAGCGTTCTATGGGTCATGCTCAATCCGAGCACGGCAGACGCGACCGAGAATGACCCGACGATCAGGCGCTGCATTGGCTTCAGCAAGGCGTGGGGTCGCGATTTCCTGCATGTGGTCAATCTATACGCCTACCGGGCGACCTTGCCCAACACGCTCTGGCTCGTCGATGACCCTGTCGGCCCTGAGAACGACAACTACATCGAGCGGCTGGCTGAAGACTGCAATCTGATCGTCTGCGCCTGGGGCACGCCTGGACCTACCAAAGATCGCGCAAAGCACGTGCGAGGGCTGTTGGAGAATCGTGGTCCGGTGCATTACCTGCGCATCAACAAAGACGGCAGCCCCGGCCATCCGCTCTATTTGCCGAAGGCACTCAAGCCAACGAGGTGGGTATGAGCAAAGAAGCTCCGTCCGAGAATGAGCATTTCAACAACCTGCCCCCGGATCAGGCCGAGGCGCTCGCATTGCTGGTGATGCACAGTGACCTCAAATGAGCAGGTCTATCGCGACGCGCTTGTCGCCATCCGGGATAGACTCCAATTGCGGCGTAAAAGTCACGAAGACACTCAACGCGACAATGACTACGCATACCAGAACGCGAATGAAGCGC